TCTTCGATTTTGGTTATTACATTTCATTTAACTCCATAGAAAAAATGAAAAGTATTGTTGTTATAAGTGGTTCACGTCGTAAAAAAGGAGACACAGATGGCCGAAATTAATCTTCAACCTGCATTCAGAGTTGACATCATAGAAAGTGAAAGTGGCTGGGGTCAAAAACTTGATGAAATAAAGTATTTTGATTCTGAACCGGCGGCTTTGGGATTCTGTAAAGATTACAACAAAGACAATACGGCAACTTCTACCCCGGAATGGTATATGGTTGCTCAATATCGAGGACAGGTACGATGAAATATAAATTGCTAGCCAAAAGGTTTGAACACCCAGAAGGAACAATTGCTTATCCATATAAGTATCACACTTATGGGTTAGTTGGGGATGATGAGCGGGAAACTGGTGTAGAGCATATCGCTTTAACTCTTAAAGAAGATGGTGATATTCCGTTCTTTACCATCCCTCGTAGTCACGTACAAAAATTGGAGGATTGAAATGGCATATTTAAAATTGATTGGTGGTTGGATAGCTGCTATCCTAGTTGGATTTTTACTAATTTGGGTGATCGCAGGTAATACGTTGATCTTCCAAAAAGTATTCAATCCTCAATTTGAACAAGTTCGTCGTGAGACATTTGAAAATTCAAAAGCATATCGAGATGGTATGGTTCAAGAACTTCATTCTCTCCAAATTGAATACATTAAAGCAGATGCTGCTATTAAGCCTGCATTAGCTGATGTGATTAAACATAAAGCTGTTGGGATTCCAGCAGATGCACTTCCTCAAGACTTGACTGACTTTATTAAAGGACTTTGAAAATGAAACATTCTCTTATTATTCTCGCTATTGCTGCTTCTGTTGGTATTTTGGCGGGCTGCGATCAAAAACGTTCTAGTGATTCTATTCAACGTGATCAACAAGAATCTATTCTTAAAGAAGGAACTTCTGCTGTTGGTATGCCAGCGATTCATAATTTCCGTGAAAAACGTTTGTTGAAAATGATCTATGAAAAACGTGATCAAGATGGCCTGCGCACTTTCACATACACCTTCAACAAAATGACAGGTAAGCCAGTATTTTTCTGTGATTCAATGGGCTATGCAATCAATGATGCAACTGGTTTTACGAATCCAGATAAGGTAGTTCGTGATAATGGAACTGCTTTCGGAACAATGCCTCAAGCAGAACCAAATGGACTCTTCACCCCCAATTCCAGTAATGCATATTGGGTCATGTGTCTGACTGGTGATAAGGCCGAACCAGTGTTTGTTGGAACTGATGTCATCGTGTCACCTGTTAAATTAACAGAAACAAAATGAGTGATTCACGTACGTGGGCAGAAGATCAAGATAATGAAGGGGGAAGGAAAATGAGACCAGGTGATGGATGGGATTTGGCAATTAAAGATGGCTCAATTTCAGTTGGACGAACATCAATGGGTCGTTCACCAACTGATGAATATCTGTCGGCAGATGCTGCTCGAAAAATGTCAGATAAAGCACGTGCATTGAATGGAGATTATCTGCGAAAAGAAACTTTAGAGATTTTTAATCTCATTAAAATGGCTGCTGGTGTTGGTAAGTCATCCATAACAATAAATGGCTCAATTGACCCTGTAGTTCGTCGCCGCATTGAATCTCTTAGTTACGTTGTCACTACATACGCATGTGATCAGCGAGATCAGCGAGATATGGGTTCAACAACAATTACGTAGGCAAATTGATATGTTAGATGAATTTAAGAATGCAGATGGGACCTACAATGGGGTTGCATTTCTTGCTGCTTTAAGCGGACTATCTGAGGTTGAGATCAAATGGACAGCAGATAGATTGAAACAATTGATGCATGTTGAAAAGAAATCTAAGGAAGAAGCAACAGGCATTGTGAAAGAAGAAGCGAAAACTAAACCTTGGGAGAAAAAATGAAATCACCACTTGTTACTGATGCAGATTATATTGACGACAAAGATCGTTATACGAAATTGCAAGTTCTTAAGTCTGCTGCAGGGTGGTACATTGGTACACTCTACAACAATCCTGATGGTTATCAGGAACCTGGCTCACGTGATTCAGAATACTTTCCAACTGAAGAAATCGCAAACGAAGTATTTAAAGGTGAATTGTGGTGTCAACGAGTTAACCCTTAATTTTACAAACAAACATTTAGAGGTACCAACATGGGATGGTCTATATCAAATATTTCTAACACTGTACATTTAAACAAAAAGCAAGCTCTTGAACTTTCTAAAGACCGTGAATTTCTTCTTGCAGTTGCTGGTGAAACAGATGTTGAATATGACTCAGATGAAGACAGATTGTATGATCTATTTGAATCCAATAAGAAAAACAAATATGATTTGATTTTTAGTGAAGATCATATGGAGCATATGGATTATGTTAGCAGTATTTCAGATAAGCTCAAAGAACTAAAAGTTAAAGGTGATATCACATTCGGTTCCTTAGAGGGTGATAATGAAGGTTCTTATTGGGGGTACCGCTTTGATGGAACAGGTGGGATGAAAACGTTAACAGGTGTTGTTACTTTTGTTGAAGATTAATCAGTAAAGTTTTATGATATAATAACATCATGCAAATAATTTCGCCATTTAAAGATTACTACGATTATGTCTCCCATATTTATGGGGTGGATAAATCTATTACCTATGAGCGCAGACCATTTTCATTTAGCGTTGATGAAGTATCTGTTTCAAATGGAATTTTATGTCCATTATCGGATCCAGGTAAAAAGTATTTTAAATGGTTAGCATTTTGTGGAATTATTTACTTGATGATTTCGTATGATTCCATTAATTACCACATCATGACTCCACTAGAATTGGAAAAACAATTTGGTAAAAGTGATGACAGTAAATATAAGTGGGCGACTAGGTATTTTAGATCATTGAGATCAAATAGTGAAATAAATGGTAAACCCAATTCAACAATATTGGGAGTTTCAAAAAATCTTAATGCTCCAGTATTCACTTTTAGTTCATATCATGGATGGAACTTTGTGCGTGTTGATGAATTGATTCCTGTTCTTGGGAATATCGGTTTTGCTGCTTTGATGACTCCTGAACAAGCATATCAAGAAATTTCACATTTCTTATGTAACACGATTAAACCATCTCCAGATGAAATGCCTGCTGTTTCTATGACTGATAAGGAACGTATTTCTTCTCATGGATTTGATCTCAAACAATCCTTTAGGCACAGAAAATAATGTTAGCAAAATTTTACAATAAGAAACCAGATGTAATTGAAGCAATTCAGTTTGTTTATACTGAAGAAGGAATTGAAGCTCTCAAACATTTTTGTGGTGATGCTTTTGTAGAAGTTCGTAAAGATCGCCACATTAAAGCTGTTGGAGAAGCTGAAATATCTGGAACAAAAAAGTGGCAAAGACGTACATCAAATCTTATAGCAAATCTTTTAGCATTTGAGGGGGATTTCATTATTAAGGATGGTCAAGAATTTTCAGTAATGGGGCAAGATACTTTTAGAAATAAATATGAAGAACAACATTAATACTCAAACTATTTTTGATTTTGAAAAACTAGGTCTATCTGCTGAATGTTTCTACAAAAAACATTCACCCAAAACACCATATCACAATTGGAACCATGCGCTTAATGTTGCTGATTGCATTAAGGACATGTTTAAGCACGATTTCGGTCATGAAACACATTATGCTCTTTTGATTGCTGCTTATTGGCATGATGCAGTTTATGTACCAGGGAACTCAGATAATGAAGCAAAATCTGCGTCTGCACTTTGGGCATTAATCTGTAGTATAAATATCTATCCTCTTGACCCTATCTTGACAGATATTTGTAGGAAGGCTTTTTACTATATCAAAAAGACGACAGTAAAAGATCATCTCATGTCTGAAAATATCTCAACCCCATTGGGTTATCTGTTAGATGCAGATTTGAATTCATTGGGTACACCTTCATTTGAAGTATTTGTTCAGAATCAAGATAGAATCATTTTAGAAAATGGTGGGAATTTTGAAACTGACAAGTATAAATGTGCAGATTTTCTCAAGCAGTTTTTGACATGTAGAGAACACATCTACCATACTGAATATGGTAGGACTAAATGGGAAGCAAATGCACGATATAACATTGAAAAATATGTAGCTCTTTACGTGAAGAAAGATGAGCCAGTCAATGTCGATACTTTGTTCAATCAAAAACTGTCTGAAATTATTGAAAGACGTGTAGACGAAGAAATGAAGAAAATTTCAATCGAAGATATAATTACTAAGGTTGTTGAAGCCCACTTCAATAAATTTTACGGCAGAGAATAATGAAAAAGACTAAAGATGAAAAAATGGTGGAGATTGTTTTGGAGTGGTTAAAAGAAGCTCCAGAAGTAGATCAACAAATATTTAAAAATTGTACCATTGAAAAATTGGTAGCATATCACAACAATGTTGGTCGTCAAATAAGAAACGATTTTGGTATGTGGAGAGAAACATGGACACCTATCATTGGTGATGATGGCTGTGACTGTTCTCCTGAACATCCAGATGCTAGATCAATGGAAATTTTAAAAGAAGTATGGAGAAAAGTAAATGAGAAAAATTGATAACTGGGCAATAATTTATAGAGGTGACCTTGGTCCATATATTGCTCCAGAAGATATGAAACAGTGTATTATTGGTGATTATTGTGGTGAAGATATTATCACATCAGCCATTAGAGGAAAACGCGGAAACAATCTGGTGACGCAAAATAGCGAATATGCATTGGGCGAACCACATCCAGATTATGAAAAGGAATTTCCAAATTCAAGACAACGCTTCTTTGATTCAGCAACGGAGATTGGTCCAAATGAATGAAAAATTATCTTATGAGGATTGGTTAAAATTTGGTCACCAAATCAAATGGACTGAATCGGTTGAGTTTGAAGACCTACAATACTTTCCTCTAAAATATGAAGATGCTGTTGAATCTATTCTTAAACAACATTACCAACAGTACTTAGATGAAGAGTAATGTGATATAATATTTCATATTCACATTTAGGAGTTAAACATGAATGCAAATGAAGTTTCTTATTACTTGATCATTACATATCCACACTCTCGTAACCAGGTATTACTTGCTGGTGATGGAGGTAGGGCAATTGCTGCTACCGAAGAAAATAAAGACGTGCTATTGGGCCTTGGTAAACGTCTGCTTGATGAGAATATTATTGCAAGTTATCAACTTCTAAATGTCGCAGGTGATGAAGTAAACAATCTTGGAGTTAAAGATGAATAAGCTTATTGAATCAATGGTAGAAAAAGCACGTTTGAACTATGTAATGATTCCACAGAATCCATTCATTAAAGAAGACTTGGAGAATCTTGTTAATTTGGTTGTTGACCAATGTGTTGCAGCTATTGAAGATGCTATTCCAGACACGAACTGCTCAGCATCCGGTTCGTATAAAACCGCAAAGATAGCTGCGCTTGCAAACATCAAAGAAAGATTCAAAAATGTATAAGTACGCAACAGGTTTAGTTGTGGGTAAGTTTTGTCCTCTTCATATAGGGCACGAATTAGTAATTCGTACTGCACTGAATCATTGTGAGAAGGTTATCATTCTCAGTTACACATCTGAAGAATTTGAAGGCTGTGATGCTGATACCCGCGAAAACTGGATCAAAAACAGTCTATGGGAATCTGAAATTAAACGTACAGAGGTTCACGTTTTAGATTTTGTTGTTAAAAACACATTAAAAGATAATGCACCAGATGATGCACATCGTCATTTTTGTGCAAACTATTTGCTCAACTTTGTTCAGACAACAGTTCAAGCAGTATTTACTTCAGAAGATTACGGGCCAGGGTTCGCTGAATATCTGTCTAATTACTTTTCAACAGAACTTTCTACTAAAGTATCTGTTGATCATGTTATGGTTGATCAACAGCGTGTTCGATACCCTATTTCAGGAACAGAGTTACGAAAAGCATTCGCTGATAGAGAACATCTGATGAATAGCAATTTTCTGTCTTTACATGTTAAGCAATCATTCATTAAGAAGATTTTGTTTTTGGGTGGAGAATCTACTGGAAAAACAGTAATTTCAGAGGCAGTTGCTGACATTTTCAGTGTACCCCCAGTCGTGGAATTTGGAAGATACTTTTACGATAAACGTGGTGGAAAGTTGAATTATGAAGATATGGAACATATTGGAAAAACTCAATTATCAACTGAACAAACTCAACTGAGATGTTTGACACCAGGAGAATTTCTAATTTGTGATACTTCACCACTCACAACATCATTCTACAGTAGGGAATGGTTTGGGCGAATTTCATCGAACTTAAAGAGTATCGTGGCAAAGTGTGATACTCGATATGACAAGATTTATCTTTGTGCACCAGACTTCCCAATGGTTCAAGATGGTACGCGTCAAGATGAAACCTTTAGAAATAAAGGTCATGAATTTTATGTTGATTACCTTACCTCACACTGTTTGAAATATACTCTATTGACAGGTACGTTAGAAGAAAAGATAGCAAAGGTTACAGAGGATTTATCGAATGAATGATCGTACATTTTTACAATATGCAGATTTGTTGAGAACCCCTCCTCAAACAAATTTCACCAACATCACAGAACATCGTGCACCAACTGATGAATCTGTCAGGTTGCTAGCTGAGTTTGAGAAGGCTGCAAATGACAAAATTCTTAAAGCACAGAAGCTTGATAACAATTTGGTTTCTGCTATGTTGTGGACAATGCTTGAAGTGCATTCATTCAAGAAAAATTTTGCTATTTTGGTATCTATAAATGGTGAGAAGATAAAAGTAGAATTCTCACTTGACACCACGATGTTAAGTGAACAAGAGGTTTTTGAAAAAATCTATGAAAAACTTTCAGAAACAATTTGCTCAAAATTAATGGGTGATGTTATTAAGGATTTTAAATCACCAAGACAATTTTGATTGACACTTTGTGATATAATATCTATAAATAAAATCAATAGATTCATAGACATCTATAAATAATCAATGCAACATAAGGAGTTTATAAATGCATAAAACTGGTTTCCTCATCGGAAGATTTCAACCTCTTCACATGGGCCATCGACAACTTATTCGTCAAGCCCTCAGTCAATGTGATCGCCTGATCATTATTGTCGGTTCAGCTAATTCAGCTCGAACAATCAAAAATCCCTTTACATACGAAGAACGCAAACATGATTTAGAAGAATACTTCAAATCAGAACTTGTTGATGTGACTCGCGTACGTGTGGTTCCGATCAATGACTACAAGTATTCAAATTCGCAATGGATGTCTGATGTGTCAATGATTCTTGACATGTATTCGATTCCAAACAGCAAGATCATTATGTTCGGTCATGAAAAACCAGGCAATGATTATCTCAATTGGTTCAAACCGCAAATTGATAGTCAGTGTTTCGATTCACTGTATGATGTCTCTGGAACGGAGATGCGTAAACTCTGGTTGGAACAAATGCCGGGTAAGTTTGATCCTTCAGTGATTGATGATTTCAAGTACTTCGAAAAAGAAAAGGAAGTTTTTGGGAATTATCCTTATCCCGAGACATTGAATTTTTGTTGCGGTGATGCAATCGTTGAATGTGTTGGACATATTCTTTTGGTTCAGCGTGCCAATACTCCTGGTCGAGGATCATGGGCTCTTCCAGGTGGGTTTAAAAACAACGATGAAACCTACACTGATACGGCAATCCGTGAATTGTTGGAAGAAATTAATATTCGTGTACCAGAAAAAGTTCTTCGAGGATCAATTGTTGAAACTCGATTGTTTGATGCACCTGATCGTGGTATGGGAATTCCTCGAAATACTCTTGCTGTTCATATTCAAATCAAACCTGAACCAGATGGAAGTTTGCCCCGTGTATCTCCGAAATCTGAAACACTTAAGGCTAAATTCTTTCCCATCTACGACATCATGAATACGATGCAGCTTTTTGATGATCACAGCCACATCATTTCAACAATGTGTAAAGTGCTACCAATTCCTGCTCACTTGAATCCAGTCTACATGGGATGGGCAAAATGATTTCATTACCAGAAGGATTTATTTCTACAAGGTATCCTGGATACTTTTGGCACTTCAATGAAAAGAAACTTTATTCAATTAAAGTAACTGGTGAATTGAAACCTTTGAAATTTTCAAATGGCGGTTGGTTTAATGGAGTTAAAATTGTTCCGGGATATTCGGTGAGTCACCGTGGAATTAGGCACAAATATACTCTTGATTATTTGGCAACACTTAAGCCAAGTAAACTGAATGAAACAATTCCTCTTTGGAATGATATTTAAAAATGATTTTAGGTTAGAATTTGTGATATAATTCTATATGTCAAATTAATAAAGGAGTTTTATTATATGCCACTCAAAATTAGTGTAGAACTTACACCAACACAAATTGAAGAAGCTATTGCTTTTTATCTTGCTGCACAGGGGCTAACTGTTAAAAGCACATACTTTAGTTGTACATTGAAATCTGAAGACTATTTCGAACGTGGCTCAGGCACTCCGATACTGCAGCACGCCACGGTTCAGGTTACTCCTAAAGATACATCTCGATCATTTGGATCACTTGCTCATCAAATCGAATCCGTCGAAGCCTACAACGGCCGGTAAGATTATCTTACCAAAATTTTTAACTTAAAAAGGAGCTTTTTAATCATGCAAAAACAAAACAAACTACGATCCATTATGTTGGACACTGACTCGTACAAGGTCAGTATGTGGAAACAATACCCCGCTTGTACTGAATACGTTTACTCGTATATTGAAGCACGTGGTGGTATCTATGCTGAAACTGAATTTTTGGGCATGCAAAAATTGTCCCAATATCTTGCAACCCCAATCACACAGGAACAAATCGACTATGCTGACAAAATCTGGGCTATGCACGGCGAACCTTTTAATCGTGAAGGGTGGCAATATATTCTTGACAATCACGAAGGGAAACTCCCGCTTCGTATCAAAGCTGCACAAGAAGGGCTTATTATCCCTACGAAAAATGTTCTCTGCACGATCGAGAACACTGACCCGAAATGTTTCTGGCTCACGACTTGGGTCGAAACAACCGCTCTCAGGGCAATTTGGTATCCAACTACTGTAGGAACGATTTCGTGGAACATTAAACAGCTTTTGCTGGAATATTTGGAGAAATCTGGTGACCCTTCTACTATTGCTTTCAAGCTTCATGACTTTGGTGCTCGTGGTGTTAGCTCTGAAGAAAGTGCAGCTATCGGTGGAGCCGCCCATTTGGTTAACTTCATGGGTACAGATACTATGTCTGGTGTGCTTCATGTTATGGATGTCTACGGTGCTGACGTATCTGGATTCAGTATTCCAGCAGCAGAGCACAGTACCGTTACTAGTTGGGGTCGCGATAACGAAGTAGAAGCTTATCGCAACATGATCAAACAGTTCGGTGGCAATGGTAAGGTTCTGGCAGTTGTGTCTGACTCCTACGATATCTACAATGCTTGTAAGCTTTGGGGAACCGAGCTGAAGCAAGATGTGATTGACAGTGGTGCAACAGTTGTTATCCGACCTGACTCTGGTGATCCTGTTGAAGTCTTGTCGAAAATGCTGACAATTTTGGAACATTTCTACGGCGCACCAAAGAACGCTAAGGGATACAAAGTTCTCAACAATGTTCGCATTATTTGGGGTGACGGTATCAATGCACTTTCGTTGGAAACTATTCTCCGCACGTTGGTTGATCTTCACGGTTACAGTGCTGATAACTTTGCTTTCGGTATGGGTGGTGGATTGCTACAACAACTGAACCGCGATACTCAAAAGTGGGCCATGAAATGTTCTGCTGTTGGAATTCGTGAATATCGTGATGCTGAAGATGTTATTGGTAAGTTGGTATGGCGCGATGTGTTTAAGGACCCAGTCACTGACTCCGGTAAGCGTTCGATGAAAGGTCGAGTCACTCTTTGGCAGTGCGGTGGTGAATACGAATCTTCTGTTACTAAGCCTACTCGTTGGGTTGACAAGGGCTTTGACTGGAAAGAAGCACTTGTTGATTGGTTTGAAGATGGTGAAATCAAGTTCTCTCAAACCTTTGACGAAGTACGTGCAAACAGCAACCTGTAAAGGAAACTGAAATGAGTAGTGATTATTTGTTCCCCTGGGCAAATAGGTACCATAACCGCATTAAAGATAACTCACTTAATGACCAAGTTTATTGTGGTAGGTGTCTCACTACTCATGGCAGATATGCTTGTGATGCTCCATCATATGAAAAGGTAAAGTTGAACGCAGACAATCCACATGACGCAAAAATGGAATCTCGTGGTAGAGGCCACTTACATCTATAGGAAAGTACATGAGTACCACTAAACCCCCAAAACAACTTTATGTTGTTTCAAAAATCGTTCAGGACTGTGAATGGTTGAAACCTGATTATAGAGTCAAAGTTGTCTCTGAATACAACTTTGGTTTTCTTCACCCACATGAACCCACTAAAAAAACTGATGAAGCTCGCAAATCAACCCAGCATGATTGGGCTTATGATAGAAAAGATATTTATCAAACTGAATCTGGTGAATGGCGAGAAAAAGGTATTGATAGAAATTATAATTGTACATTTAGTGAGGTTATTCATACCCCATTTGATCGTCCAATTCCGGTTGAATGTGCACCACGTATTTGGGAAAATGAACCACTGACGGGATTTGAAATTATCGATACAGTAAGACGATATCGTGGCAACAAATTATTCAAAGTAAAGGATCCTCGTGGTCTAGTGTTTGAGATTACCGTTGCTTCTATGTTTGAAATTCTTCAAGATGGGGTTGTTGAAAAAGGTATCATCAAAAGCCCATGTATTTGGAAAACAAACAAAAATTTGATTGTGGTGGAATAAGAGGTATTTAAAAATGTATAATGCTAGTGAGAAATCTCCAGATGTTCCCGGTTCATACTGTGTATCATTTCAACGAATTCGTTCTTTGATGGCGATTTACTGTGAATGGGATGGTCAAGAGTGGAAAGTTCCACCGGAATATGCTCAAAACGGTGGAACTATGTATTGGTATCCAAACTAGGAGATTGTTATGTTTGCATTAAGATATTCCTCAGTGTGGATACGACGTAAAGATGGTCTTTTGACTGATGATAAAGAACGTGCTAAGTTGTTTGACACAGTTGAAGAAGCAAGTAGTTATGCTATTGATTGGAAAAAATCTACTGCCGTTCATCAGGATCATATTCACAAAATTGAGATTGTAGAAGTTGCTTGTAGAAAGGTAATTTCAAAAGTTGGCTTGATTCATGAAGAAATTTGAACATTACATTCTTCAGATAACATGTTATAATGAAGCCAAATAAAGAAATGCGAAGATCGATTGCTGAATGGAAAAATAAACCAATCAGTAATAAGAAATGTATTGCATGTAATGGTTCCGGAAGATATGATGTTTCCGGTAGTCCTAAATGTGCAAGCTGCAATGGTACTGGTATTAATTTAAAAGAGATTGGAAATAAAACATGAATGCAAAAGATTTAGCAGAGTTGCTATTACAGAATCCCCATTTGAATGTTGTTATTGAGGACTCTGAATGGGGTATCGATACAGTGAATGAAGTAAGACTCGCACGATTCTTCACTACTAACGGGAACAAAGAGACTGCTGATGATGAAGTCATAACCAATATGCGAGCATCAATTGCATCATTTGATGCCGATGAATTACCAAAAACATATGCTGAATTGGTTAAGGGTTGTAAAGCTTCTGGATTAAATCCTATTTCAATGTGGGGTCCACTTGAACACTTCGTTAAAGAACAGACTTTATTTCATGAATCGGAAAAACAACGGTTAGCAATTATCGAAGCAGCTCCATACTGCTTGGTAATCGCTTGATCATTTAAGAGGAAAAATAACATGTGGATTATTGTTACAACTAAATCAATACACCATGATGGTGATCAACGGAGTCGCGATTTCCCAGGACATGGTTATCCCGCATATTCAGAAGAAGTTCAAGAAGTGAAAACCTATGATGATGAAGCTAAACTGAAAGATGCAATTTTGGTGCTTGATCGTCGTAATGAACATTTCAAACTTTACAAAGCTGAAGAATTGAAAGTTGTCAAGAATGTATCATTTGAATTGAATGGATAAATTATGGAATTTTATAGATCAAATTTACTAATTGCAATTAATATTGCAATCAAAGAAGCACGGACTCAAGAAGCTAATCATGGATACACTGGAGATTCCGGTTTTGTTGCAGGATTAGTTCAACTCCAAAAAGCTCTTGAAAACGGTGAAAATGTTATTTTGATTAAGGATTAAGATGAAAGATTTTATCGATAGGGTTGTTAGACATCCCACATTTCGAGTAGTGATGTTCTTCATCGATTTGACAACACCCATGATCTGTTTGGGATTGGGAATAATTATTGGAAAGTACTTGGTGTAAATATGGTTCCCGGCGAATTTGATTTCACGGATACAATGATCAATGTTCATGTTGAAGAAGTTACATGGGCAGATTATGTTGCGGCTTGTGAACAGATTAAAGAAAGGGATTTTGAAAATACTGTTAAGTTAGATTTGGACAATCAAGATTTTGAATGTCCTGAAACGTGATAAAATAATTTTGTTCAATTTTATTAAAAGGAAAAATGATGAATGAAGATGTGAAGGTAAAGAAATATACCAACTTGGTAAAGTATGGTGTCATTTGTGTATTCGCTGCTATCCTTGCTCCGGTTGCTTGGTTGGCGATTACTGGTATTGCCGGTATGTTGATTGCTTTTGGTCTTATCCTTGTTGGTACCACCTTGGGTCCTGTTGTTGGTCTCAAAGCTGCAAATTTTAAATATCGAGCGATGGATGCTGAACGAGTTTCTCACCTTGAAAAGGTGGTAGAAGCCGCTGCTGAAAATCCAATTGAAACTGTTCAACTTTCATACAACCAACGTGTACAGGATGCTGGTAAATTTGCAGATAGTATTACTGAATTTCGAACTGAAATTAAAAACTATGAAGGTACAGTAAAAGAGTTTGAAGCTGAATACCCAGATGATGCTCAAGCAGGAAAAGAACAATTGATTTTCATGCGAGAAAATCTGAAGGACCGAGAAGCAAAATATGCTGATGTCCAACTTGAATTGGCAAATCTTGCAGCTTCAATTAAGAAGATGCGTGCACTGTGGAAACTTGCTTTGGCTACCCAGCGCATGAACAAATTGGCTGGTATGAATACTGGTGATGAATTTGCCCGAATCAAGAATGAAGCTGCTGTTGATAGTGTGATGTCTAATTTGAATAAGGCATTCGCTCAAATGGAAACAGCAACGATGGTAAATCGTAAGGTTGTTCAACCACAAAAATTGACAAATGATCCATCTCCAGTACTAACCATTGATAACGTAACTCAGAAAGTGACGGTTTAATTATGAAGAAACTTCTCCTTGTATTGGTTCTATTTGCCTCAGCAGCATTTGCTGAACCTAGCTTCAATGAAATGCAAAATCTCATTGATCAAAAACAATTTGCTGCTGCTGAACAAGGGTTGGAATTGATTATCAAAAATCATCCAACTTCTGCAAAGGCTTTTTACTCGATGGCACAAGCTCAGGCTGGATTAGGTCATCAAGACAAAGCCCAATTTGCTCTTAACAAAGCAAAAGGATTGGATCCTTCTTTGAAGTTTGCAAGTGAAAGCAATGTTGCTGCATTGGAAACTGCAATCACCCCTCAAGTTGCAAAAATTGAAAAGGTTGAATCTTCCATGAGTTGGTTCACCATCTTTCTCATTGCTGTAGTTGCTTTGGGTTTAGGTATCCTTGCTCGAATCATTTATCTATCCAAACGTGATGATGAAGATACCCCGGATAATGCTTCATCTGAAAATAAACCTATTCTCGGTTCACCTTCTCCAGCTAGTGATGCTGTTACCAAGAACTATGTTGATACAACCTATGCTAACACCGTTCATGATGTTAAACCACTTCGACATTCATATCCACGAACTTCGACTACTGTAGCTACTGCACAACCTCAAGTCGTAAATCATTATTACCCTTCAAATGGTGGTTCACATGTTGACAGTAATAATGGATTGCTAACCGGGGTTCTTCTGGGTAGTATGATGTCAGGTCATGGTGGCAGTTCAAGCAATAACACGACTATCATCGAACGTGAAGTAATTGTTGAGCGCCCTGTTCAATCACATGTGGATACAACATCTTCTTCATGGGATGATACTCCATCAACTCCAACCAAGTCTTCATGGGATGATACAGATCGTAGCTCAAGTAGTTCAAGTAGCTGGGATTCATCGAGCAGTGATTCATCAAGCTCAAGTAGCTGGGATTCATCTTCTAGTGATTCATCAAGTTCATCTTCTAGTGATTCAAGTTGGTAATTTAAAGTTTTAATTTTAAGGAGTTTATAGATGAAAAAAGTTTTGTTTGCTATTGTTGGTTTGGTAATTTTGGCAGTTGCTGGGTATTTTGTTGATCCAAATTTTCGAGCGCAGGTGAATAAGGTTAAACCTACCACGCAACAAGTTGAAACTGTTCAAACTACTTCAACTTCTGAACCTGTCAAAGTTGTTCAAGGTAGTCGTCTTTCTGATATCAAGGAACAACGTGTGGTAACTGCGAGTGTGCAGAATCCATCTAAACCTTTCTACTCAGGTGAAGGTTCACGAGCTAAAGGTTTCAATGTTGACTTCATGAAGTTGCTTTTTGCACAAGATGAATTCAAGGGAAATGGTGAAATTAAAGTTATGGGTGCTGAAGTTTCTACTTATGAAGATGTACCTAAACAACTTCTGAGCAATAAAAAGGTTGATATTGCAATTGACGGTTTGACATTTAATGATCAAGATTTGCCGGGTGTTGTTTACACGATCCCATACGTGAAGGACTTCGGATACAGTTTGATTGTTGCTAATGGTACCGTAATCAACTCTGCTGTTGACACCGATGGTATGAAGATTGGTATTTTGCAAGGTGATCCAGATGCTCGTTCTTTTGTTGAAGGTGCATTCCCTAAAGCAAAAATTGTTGAATTGTCTGACAAGGCTGATTCAAATGGTAAGTGGATTGTTGGTCACTTCAATTCCAAGAAAGTTGATGCAGTGGTGTATGACTACCCATTTGCTGTAACCGAAGTTGAAGGTACCGATTTGCAATTCGCAATGACGAAGATTAAAGGTTCTGACATTCAGTATCGAATTGGTGTCCGTAAGGATGATAAGGATTTACTGGCTGCTTTGAATGGTGCAATCCGCAAGGTCATTGAATCTGATGCGTATCCAGAATTGTTGAAGTCTTATTTCATGTCTAAGAATGTTGCTACAACCCGTCGAGCTAGCTCTGGTGAAGTTTCATACATTGTTGCAAAGGGTGACACTTTGAGTATCATTGCTCAAACACAACTTGGTGACATCAAACGATTTACCGAAATTCAAGCACGTAATAATCTTGCTAACCCCAACTTTATCTCAGTTGGACAAAAGTTGGTAATCCCAGCTAAGTAAAAAAATGGAGAGGGTATTAAAATTACCCTCTCTATAACTCATTTAAATTATGGCTACTACAATACCTTCTTGCAATCATCTCTGGGACACTCCTGTTAAATCCTTCATTATCGATAGAGGTACATATGACTGTGTTACTGACCCATATGATGCTTTGAAGAATGGAGATCAATATAGTTCAGTCATGCCAGATTTGGTTAAGTTAACAGAACGTTCTATCAATGAATGTCTAAACATTATCAAAGAGGCATCAGACAACAGGCTCAGCCCATCTGAATATCCCAAATTGATTAACAGACATTTTGCAATAAATGGGTATGAACAGTGGGCCAATAACATGGACGTTCCTTATTTACCAGGTGCACTGTTTGGTTTGGGGCTCAATAGATCAGTTGATTTATTGTGTAGAGTTATTTCTATCCAAGAAGATGGAATGAAATTTGACGTACTTAATGGTGCCTGGGTTGGGTTTTATAAATTGGATGGAACAGTAGAATTTGATGGCCCTTCTGGTTTTTGTTCTCATAATGTTACATGTAAGTTCTTCAACAAAGTACCTGGTTTTTATTATGATGACTATAATAAAATTTTGCTATGGATGAATGGCGTTCTCACTGATGAAGAAATCAAACCGTTTCTTAAATCAAATAGTGTGCAATGTGGTATTGATGACTTTGACGATGACATAGCTTTTTGAAAGGGGGAAACCTTATGACACTATATGAATTGATTAGCAAGAACATTTACATGATAGTACTATTAGTATTCGGTTGTTTTTATTTTATCGGTTTTTTGTGGAATAGATTTTGGAGACATTTCAACATACGCAAACATGGATATCCACCATCCCATTGTGATGCAGATGGAGATTTTAAAGAGGAATAATAATATGAAAAGGATTAATAGCATTTTACAAAACAACGCTATAAGGTACATCATTGAACTTGATGATGGGAGTTTTCGTAATTGTACTGAAGCAGAAATACTTGAAGCATTTAGAATTCAAGTCATTGTCAATGATCTACGAGAACTCATAAAACATGCAACTTTAAAAATGGATAAGATTTTTAAAGAATGTAAACATGAGGTATGTTATGATGTTGCAGGACATCCTTATGACATTCGACATTGTGTTATTTGCGGTCACACGAGTATTATCTAATATGAAAATCATCAAGGGAAATTTAATTGATCTCGCCGAAGATGGAGAGTTCAACATCATCGTACAAGGGTGCAACTGTTTCAACACTATGGGTTCAGGAATTGCAAAAGAAATTAGAGAGCGATATCCTGCTGCATATGAAGCAGATTGTCAAACCATAAAAGGTGATAGGTCAAAGCTGGGGACATATTCACTTATGCTAGGGAAGCGTTTCAATATTGTAAATGCTTATACACAGTATGACTACAATAATTATAGAGATGCACCAACTGATAAATTTGAGTACTCTGCATTCTCACGTATTTTACAGACTCTCGCTATAGAATATCCTGGATGTAGATTCGGATTCCCTGAAATTGGATGTAATCTAGCAGGTGGCGATAAGAAAGTGATTTACACCATGCTTATAGATTTTTCTGTAGAAGTTAGGAAAAACCTGGGTACTGTAACACTTGTTCAATTTGATGGGAGTAGAAGAAGATGAAAGATTTTTTGGGTAAAGAACTCAACATTGGTGACACTGTTGTTTTAATTGCACCGAATTATAGACATTTGGTGAAGGCAATAATTTATGCATTCACCCCTATGCAGGTGCGTGTAGAATATTACAACACCTGGAACCATGGTCATCCAGGACTCGTTAAGCAATTTCTTCAAAGCCCAAGTCAATTAATTAAAGTTGAAGAGTGATCAGATTCCAACATTCTCCGGTTATCCTATAAATAAAACATCTTATTAATTTAACCTTTTCTAAAAGAAAATGAACTCATACTCATATTATTCATCTCTAAGTCTCTATTCAAGAGGATTAGTAGCGGGGCTTGGCTTTATGACCCTGAGTTAAAAGTTTCTACACTTTAAATCTCAGGGAACCTTAAGGTTCCCTTTTTTGTTTTTGAAAGCAAATTAGTTTTAGTTTATTTTCAAAAATGATGTACAAAGCACAAAAAGCAGTGTATAATTACTTATCAAACAAATTAACGATCGAGTTGATTTGGAAGGTTCTTTAAAATTGTTAATGATCTTACTGAGAAAAATGATTACGTTTGTGCCTTAGTCCTCGGGACAAAAGACATGTTACTATATGGGTCATGAAGTATTAGAAAAGTTGGTGGATTCGTAGGATAGTCCAGAGCGTTGAAGTGGAATCTCTGGGTTCCATGGAGCGAAAGTGAAATATGGGCATGAAATCAGCAAAGTTCAAGACACAATCAAAATTGTTTGACAAAATGTTCCCTTAGAGCTCAAAGCGGAAGTTAGGGATTGGGAACATAATCGGAGTAACTACGAAAGTAGGGAAGATGTAGCTGGGAAACCGGAGCAAAGAGGGCCGATAGAGTCAAACAAATTAGTTCTTTAAAAATTTAGAAGTTTCAATTAGCCGTGCAGCTAATTGGATATTTGTTAGAACCAAGTGGAGTCAAAAACCACTTCAGTATTCCAGATATTTGAAATAAATTGCACGACTTTTGCCTGGTTAGCTCAGGGGTAGAGCAATTCCCTTACAAGGAATGGGTCCGCGGTTCGAAACCGTGACTAGGCACCATATTCAATCTCCTTACTTGAGGCACAAAACAGAGCAGTTCGAATGCGTTGCTTCCCTCAGCGACTAATTCTGTTTGGGTAGGAAGATTAAATATGGAAATGTGGGTGAGTGGCTGAAACCGACGGTCTGTAAAACCGTTCTTAATCGCACGTTGGTTCGAATCCAACCGTTTCCACCAGTAATAACTTTACAGCTTTTGTAAACTTTAACTAAGTTACCGTTTAGGTTTTTATGTTAATCGAATTTAGGGGGTATATACCGTTAAGGAGACGGTCCGGACTGTAACCCCGGCGCTTTAAGCTCTGATGGATCGTTACCATCTGCCCTCACCAGGATTAGATTTGCTATAAATAATCTCAAAGGAGATTATTATGCAAAGAGCAGATCAACGAAAATTCCATTACTTGTATAAAATTACAAGATTTGATGGGAAGTATTATTTTGGTATTCATTCTACTGATAATTTAGAGGATGGATATTTTGGGAGTGGTACTTATCTTTGGAAGTCTTTGAATAGACATGGTAAAGAAAAACACTCTAAAGAGATTTTAGAGTTCTTTGACACACGTCAAGCATCAAAGGATAAAGAAAAATTACTTATCACTGACGAAATGAGAGCAGATACTAAATGTATGAACATTGCTCCAGGTGGAGGTGGTGGCTTCAAAAATGAAGAGCATCAAAAGAAATGTGCTGAAGCAGCAATTCAATCATTGAAACAGAAACGAAAAAATCCTGAATATAAGGCTAAACACACTAAGCTTTTAAGTGAACGAGCACAACAGATGCATCTTGAAGGCAAAATGTATGTATTTAAAAATGCTATTAATCCATGGAGAAAAGATCACAAACACTCAGACAGCACATTGATACAGATGAAAATTAGTCAGAATGCTGTTGATAGAAATGGGGATAAAAATCCTATGTTTGGTAAAAAACTTGCTTGGATATCCAAGCTTGGAGAAGTTAAAAGAATTCCTCTAGAAAAATTAAATCACTATCTGAATGATGATTGGGTTAGAGGGATAAAAAGATGAGTCAGTCTTACATGTTGGGTGAAACATGAAGGTACTTAAATGTACAGATCGTAGTAGGTGAGAATCCGCTTCGTTAAATTTTGGATGTGTAGGAAAATTGGTAACCCCAGAGGATTGTAAATCCTCCGCCTCACGGCATTGTTGGTTCGACTCCAACCGCATCCACCAGTTTTTTTCCAATGTTGGTGAATTCCAACAAATCATGTGAATCATGACGAAGTTACAAATGAAACAGTAACGGTGAGAACACACCTAATACCCGACTATAGCCTAGGTAACAGTCATCTATAAAGACGTCGTAATAAGATTTATTTCAAGGCTCTCGTTTAACTAAGTTTAGTGATTATTAAAAACTTAAGGGCTGGAATCCACCAAAAGGAAACAGAAGAGAAATTTATTTCTTAAAATCCTCTTAAATTCGGAAAAAGTTTAAGGGGTATAAATTAATATGTATAGCACACTCCATGTTGGATAGAATTAATTGAATATAATCCGGGTGCTTGAGAAAATCATGGAAGAATTTAAGCGTGTGAGATGTTAATGATCGCATGACTGGCTTCCACCCAGTACGAGCGGGTTTGATTCCCGCCACCCGCACCAGAATAAGTGGTTAGTCTAGGGACAAGTTCGAGCCTGTATGTGAGTAGGAAGTAATTATCCGATGGGCATACAGCGGTGGGAAGTGATATCACCCATTGTAAAAATGCCGGATTAGTTGGGTTCGAATCCCAATTTCTACACCAGAGTAAACTAAGTCCTAAGCAACCTGGACCCTGCATAAACGAACCAGCGGAAACTGGGATGCCGATGACTGACAGCGGCTAGAGTAGATGAAGCCTACACTGTGTCTATTTCAAAGCACAATATTCGGTTAGGTTCCGAACCCATCGGGCAGTTAGCCCTGGGAAGAGACGCAATGTAGTGTGCTTTAAAATGGAATCGGTTGGAGTAATTAACCATTAAACACTATAAATACAGATATAGTCGATCGACTATTTTAATGTTTATAGGAATGCAAGCATGGCTAGTTATAGAAAAATTTATACAGATGCATACGGTCCAATACCAAAAGATAAAAGTGGCAGATCATATGAGATACATCATAAAGATGGAAACCACAACAATAATGATATTTCAAATTTACAATGTATACCCATTGAAGATCATTTTATGATCCATTTAAATCAATGTGATTGGGCTGCATGTTTAATAATGTCTGAAAGAATGCAAATTTCACCAGAAGAAAAAAGAAAAATTGCAAGTAAAAATGGGAAAATAATTAATGCACATCGAATAGCAATGGGAACCCACAATTTTCAAAGCAGTGAATTGCAAACAGCATACAATAACATTCGTGTAGCTAAAGGAACTCATCACTTTATTGGTGAGTCAAACCTAACACATAATAGAATAACTAATGGTACACATAATTTTCAAGGAGATGACGCTCCATCAAAAATGTATTGGAAATGTACCAATTGTGGTAAAGAAGGTAGAGGTAAGGGTAACTTTACTAGATACCATCTAAATTGTACAATATTGAAAGAGTAATTAACTTTCAGAATTGAACGGGAGTCATGACCCGTTGACCTCAGTAGTGGTCTAATGGTAAGACACCACCCTTGTCGGGTGGTGATGATGGTTCGAGTCCATCCTACACGGAGGTCGCATTTTTAAGTTGTTTAGTATACGTGAGCCCCGAATGGCAAATATCCGTATCGTCGAGATTGAAGAGCCCGACTAAACGACTTAACAATGGTAGGTGAGTAGGCTTAAAAGCAGCCATTCTCTTAATAAGTAGGACAATAGCACATTGAGTTTGTAAGTAATCTGAAGGGCATCTATAGGTTACTGAAAGCAGAACCCCAGCCATGTGGGCAGGTTAGTATGTGAATCTCGTGTGAGCCACTTGGTAAAGTATCAAGGTACCCCGTAACTGGTAAGGCCGAGATTCCTTTTAGCGTAATAGCAAGCCAACCATAAAATGGTTATAATGTATTGGGACACCGAGCCTGGTACATGAGAGTTGTCATCCGGACTGTTACTCCTTTAGCGGGGAAATAACATAAGGCAGGGGACAACTGGTTGATGAAAGTCAATCTTTAATACTCAGCGGAACGACCGATATGCCGCAATCATTTTAAAGTTGTTTATGTGAGCAAAGAGCCATTCTTAGAATATCTTGACCGATGTTTGCCAAAGAGAGAATGTTAAACGACTTTAAAATGATTTCACTGACGGGTAAGCCGCTATTTGCAAGGACGCCGAAGTACAAGGACCCGAAGATAGCCAGTGAGATTTAAATGATGGTCGCAGTTGAAAAATAATCCCTTCGATAAGGATTTAAAGTAGACTAAGATAACCAACGGTAAGATGAGATATACATTGATGACTATTCAATACGTTTCTCAAAGGCTGTGTCAAGTATGTTGCAACGAAAGACACGGAGGGTTGACCAATCATTTCAAAATGTGCTGCTTTAGTTGTATTGGCCGTATGCCCTCGGTTACTGGAAGGTTTATACAGAGGTTGATCACTCTGGGCTGCTCAAATCGGGCGTGAACACTCAATGGGAAGATTAAGACACGGACAACGGTGTCTATCGAGCCGCACATTTTGAAATGATTAGAAGTTAATTTTACATGGGAGCCTCGATAGTTGCCTAAGGGTCTTGCGTTGTTGTGGAGATAAAATGCTTGAACGACGACTATAAGGGCAGGGTCCACTCCTCGTAATCTTGCCCATGTAAATTTTATTTTGGAGGTTTAAATGCAAATAACTAGGAAAATGACTTTTGGAATGTTTGAAAATGATTGGTGTCCAGTATGTGGTGAAGTAACCAAAACTGAACGAATCACAACAGGTCTACCTGGTATTCTTGCACAAAAATGTACAAAATGTGGAAATCATTTTCAAGCAAATTATCTCGAAAGTGAAGATGATTTATTGACAGTTCCTGATAGTTTTATAGTTAAACAATTTTGACACATCAGAATGGCAAGCACCGCTGCTCGTGCAAGTGCTAGACGGACAGATAAAGCTGGAACGCTTTTAATAATGTGTTATTTTATATGTGTGAGTGGCGAAACGGTAGACGCTCCTGGGCAGGACCCAGGTTATCTAGGTTCAAATCCTAGTATCAGTTTAGCGACTGAGAGTATGGTACTATTGTAGGCTTCGAGACCTACCTCACACACCAGTTATTTGGTAAATGTATGCACCAACATACTAACTAGGGTTCGTCCCCGGTTGTATCTCTCTGAGCGATAAGTGCCAACGTAAGCAAGAAACCTTCTCCGCACAAAAGGTTGGTAATCCTGGGTCTGGAGCGAACGACTTAATAGAGAAAAAGTGAGAGAAAGCTGGATATTTGTACCAGCACCAAAGATTTTAGTTTATGCAGTGTCATTGATCTGGATTGAGGCTTCGTCTCGGTCACGTAGGTTACGCAAAAGGATCATGCGCGTTAAGTCCGAAATAATGTCGGAAGTTGCGTACAAGATAGCCGCCCTAGGAAGAGGTTATGGAGGAAACAATGGAAAACATTAGGCCAAGGTTCGATTCCTGCCCACTGCGCCAGTTAGATTTTTGCGGCAGTAGCTCAGTGGATAGCACACATGAGATGTAGGAACAACATCAATAGTTGCTGGCTAGAACGATGAAGAATTAGAAATAGATCAGAACGCGACTGATTGAATGCTAAGAGATAATCAATTTGGGAGAGCAATCAGTTTCTAACTGATAGGTCGGTGGTTCGAATCCATCCTGTCGTACCAAATATATTTTCACATTTTATGTACAATGTGAAGAAAGTAGTGTATAATTACTTATCAAACAAATTAACGATCGAGTTGATTTGGTAAGTTCCTTAAAAATTTAGAAGTTAAACTAAAACGGTATTTCGTAAATTCCGCGAAATTCTTGGAAAAGAAAGTTATCCAGTTCGTCTGGTTCATGTAAAACAACACTTACCATATCAAGTAGTGAAAAACTTAATACTGTTTAGATCCTTACATTGATGATATTGTTTATCCTCAATCGTGAGATTCCTGGTTGCCGGTTCGGCACAGTGTAAGGTATCATTTTAAAACATACTTCACAGGGATGTCGAGACCAGCAAAGAGAAAGACTTTGTAAGCATGTTTTAAAATGATAACATTAGAATTCATTTTAAAATTCACATACTGGTTAGATTATGTTTAACACAGACGGTACGCTGGTCCTAGAGGATTTGTGAATTTTAAAATGATAACCCTGAAAAGATAGTCCGTGACGATATGATGTGATCAACCTTTATGGTAACTAAGCACAGACAATAACGGGTGACAATATTAGGAATCATTTTTAAACATCTTAACCCTAAGACTAGGGGTTGTGGTAGCAGCGTAACGTAGGGTTAAAGCCGTTCGATTCGGTTAGCCAAGAGTCTTCTTGGTGTCAAGGTGGCATATATTCATAGATACGTGAGAGGGTTCAACTCCCTAAGATGTTTTAAAATGATTACCCAAGACAATACCTAGTGACGATATTGGGAATCATTTTAAACCGATCTTAAATGCTAGTTCGATTCTAGCCCTGGGTAAGAGTAGCATAATTTGTCCTAATGCGAAGATTTGTTTAAAATGATAAACGAAAGATTACAGACTGAGACACTTTCGGGAATATAATGTGTGCCGAAGATGGACTGTGCCGAAAGGTTAATTCTATTTAGGATAAGTATGTTCCATTCAGTTATGGGTATATGGCGCAATCGGTAGACGCGTTAGATTCAGAATCTAAATCCTGAGAGTTCGAGTCTCTCTATACCCACCAAAAACGGTCAACCTTATCGGAAGCTAATTGCATAGGTGTAGTCAATTAAAATCCCAATTGATGAACTAAGGGTAAAAATAAAATGGTATTGAGAGAGCGAAAGCAGTAATGCTCGTGTACTCTTACTCTCTAAGATTTTTGGGGCTTTAGGTTAAACGAATTTGCAAACTTTAGGAAAGAATCGTTTGTGATGGCTAAAACCGTTTATATGACACCCGTACGGAGCATAGGGCAGTAGCACATCACGATTGATACCGTGTGTAGCGAAATCCGAGAGAAGTATCACCTCGGTTAAACAGGAATCCGAACGTACGAAAGACATATAAAAGATACAGGTTCAAACCCTGGATGTCCCACCAAATTTGGTATGTAATTCAAGCAGTTATCAGAAGTGTGTAACAGAAGCTCAACTACTGTTGCTTAAGTCTGGGTCACAATGGGTAGTAACCGTGACACTGTGGAAGGTTAAAGTTGAGCCTTACTTCTAATTACATTCCGAAAAGATTATACTGTGATAGCTTAATGGGTGATAATCAAATTACGTAATAATGATTGTCAATTCTCAATCGTACGGATTTAAAGTAGGTGGGATTAGCTACCCCAGCAAACTAAGTTTGTTGTTTTTGAATTAAAAAGCACTTCGATCTAAAGAAGATTATGGAGGTTCAATTCCTTCTCACGGTGCCAGTTTCCAAAGCCTGTAATCAGGTCTGCCACGACAGTAGAATGTGGAGTGAATGCTGAAGCACTTAAAAATTAGTGGGTTGTGCTGACTGTCCTACATGAAGCCGTTTATATGTTTGAGGTTAACAACATTTCGAGATACTACTTTACGTCAATGAGGGTGAAAAGTGTAGCCGCGGTTACTAAAGTCGTCCAGGAGTGGAAAACTTGGGCGCAAGAATTTTTTAACTAGGAGTTTTGATATGTCATTCGAAGATGCTGGTTGGCTTAAAAAGCGAGATGAAAAAACTCAACCTTGTAACCCAGTTATTTTTATCTTTTTGGTGATCTTACTTGTGATAACTTGTATTGCTCTGTTTTCAAAGTGATGAATTTTGTAGTCTAGTGAAACAGTGGTTAGTCAGTGCGTAATAGTACAGAACAATTAGCTAGGTAAACGGCGATGCGGACAGTTTAACTGTTGATAAATATCGAAGCGCATCTTAATGATAATGTGTGCAGCCTGCTACATAAAAGTTTTGCGGTGTAAGTATAATGTGCTGAGGTTTTGCTCTTCCAACCTTCAAGAAGTTGGTCTCTATCGGTGGTTCGAATCCACCACACTGCGCCAGGCATAATCCATTCCAGGTTTAAAGGTGAAGTACATCCTGTTTAAATAAAACCTTAAGTAACGCATTAGGTGATGGAAGCCTAATAATAATTCTGATATGATAACTTTATGTGTTATAATAAATATAACAAATAATTTTATATAAGTTTATTATGTGAATTTATATAAGATAATGCTCCGGTGGGGAAATTGGTAAACCCAGAAGACTTTTACGGAACATCTGCTAATGCGGGTGTTCAAAAAAATCTTCCGCGCAAGCTTCCCGGTTCGAGTCCGGGTCGGAGCACCACAAAATTTAAAAAGAACCGTTATATTGGGTTATCGGCTGTATTATTCCAATATGCTTTTTGTTCTTTATGCCTCGGTGGTGGAACGGTTTACACAGCGGTCTAAGAAGCCGTCCCCGAAAGGGTTGAGAGTTCGAATCTCTCCCGAGGCACCAAGATTTTAGAATAAGAAAAACAATAACAAATTTACCGCTGTTCGTTCAACGGATAGGACAACTCTCTTCTAAAGAGTGAATGTGGGTTCGATTCCTGCACGGCGGACCAGAATATAAGAACCGACTTGATGGGTTATCTTCATTATTATCCCATTGAAACTTTTGTTCTTTTGATTATAGCAGGGAAGTGGAACGGATACTTTAAACCACACAAGTCTCATAAGCTTGTAATAGCGGGTTCGACTCCCGCCCGTTGCTTCCAGTATTTGCGTGAGTGGTGGAACTGGCATACACGTTGGTCTTAGAAGCCAATGCCGAAAGGATTGAGGGTTCGACTCCCTTCTTACGCACCAATTTTTAATGGGATCATATGATGTTGAAAAAATTAATATCAAAATTCTATTTTGATAAAACTGAAAAAAGCTGGCAATTTCCATTAGGTTGGATTACCTTGGTAATTTGTTTGATGTATATGACAATTTATGCATTTCAACTTCATCTATTACATTGGATTTTTGTTGGTTATTTATTGTGGTCACTGTATGTAATTTTACCAACGTTTAATAAAACTTCAAACGAGTTAATGTATGATGGTTTATTTTATAATCTGTCTACATTAATTACGATTGCATTTTTTATCTGGGGTGTAGATGGTGGTAACATACTAAAGCATTTAACATTGGATTTAATGAATTTATGGGATGCAATATTTGGATATTCTAAATGTGTATTTGAAGAAAATTTTTGTAATTTAACATTCGATTTTTGGCGTAATTTTGGAACACGAAATATTGATAATTGGTAAACCAGATTGAAGATGATATAAATAAATTTTATACGGGAATGATATGATGAAAAAACTAAATGATAATTTGTCAATAGTGAATGATGATTTTCCTAGAATCGCTAAAGCAATTAATTTCCTATGGGGTGAAAAAGAATTTTATCCTTACATGAACAAATTGATTAATGATTCAAGAGACGGAAAACGTCAAGGATTCAAATTGAAAATTTCACTTGCATTAATGGAAATTGTTAATATTCATGATGCAGAGTTTCCAAATTTAGTTCCAGTTGTAAAGGATATTTGGTTAGTTTGAATAAATGGGCTGCTAGTATAGGGGGAATTACAACTGCCTTGCACGTAGTAAATCGGAGTTCGAGTCTCCGGCGGTCCACCAGGTTACCTTTTTGTATAAATAATTTCAAAGGAGATTATTATGCAAAGAGCAGATCAACGAAAATTCCATTACTTGTATAAAATTACCAGAAATGATGGTAGATTTTATATCGGAATGCATTCAACAGATAATTTAGAAGATGGATATTTTGGTAGTGGTAAATTAATAACTAGGTCAATTAAGAAACACGGAATAGATATTCATACGAAAGAAATTCTGGAATTCTTACCATCTAGACAGTCACTGAAAGATAGAGAAAAGGAAATTCTCACTGAAGATTTAAGAGCTGATACTAAATGTATGAACATCGCTCCAGGTGGAGGTGGTGGATTCAACAATATCGAGCATCAGAAAAAATGTGCAATGGCTGGCGGTAAGGTTGGTGGAATAGTAGCAATGAATAAACTAAATGCCAATCCTGAAATTAGGAAAAAGTCTTTTGCAACAAGACAGAAAAACGGATCTTTAGCAACCTTTGGAATGTTGGGGAAAAATCATTCTGTTGCAGCTAAAGAAAAGATGAGTCTGGCTGGAAGTGGTGAAAAGAATTCTCAATATGGATCTTGTTGGGTAACTGATGGTGTAAAACCTATCAAGATCAAAAAAGAAAATTTAGATGAATATCTCTTGAATGGATATTTAAATGGTAGAAAGGTTAGTGTTGTTTGAGCGGGTATGGTATATGGGTTGTGCCCTAGCCTTCCAAGCTATAGAACCCAGTTCGAATCTGGGTACCCGCTCAAACAATATTGATAGATGTTTGCGTAACGTGAGGAATAGGTATACTTAGCACCCACTAAACATGGGCGCAATGTGAAGGTTCAAATCCTTCTCTGTCGATATAATGGGGGTGTAGCTCAGCTGGGAGAGCGGCTGCTTTGCAAGCAGTAGGTAGCGGGTTCGAGTCCTGTCACCTCCACCAAATTTTAAGAGGTAGCATATGATATTAACATTTGAAGAATGGGTTGAAAGATATATTAATAGCAGTCTAAAAGATTCGTTAAAAAGTTTATCTGAATTCCATGATATAAATGTTGATGAAGAGTATGAAAATATTTGTAGAGATCAATATAACTGGTACTTAACAAATGTTCAACCTAAGTGATATGAAAATGGACAGTTTAGTGAATCCTAAATCTAAACAAGATATACTTCAACTTTTTGAAGAAATACATCGAGAGTTGAAGAACATAATGGATCATTTAGACCATGTCTATGATGAATGTGAAAAAGATTAAATGCGTGTGTAGTTTAGTGGTAAAATCAAACGTTGCCAACGTTTAGTTGAGGGTTCGATTCCCTCCACCCGCACCAGATTTTCCTGAGCCTTAGCGGGCCAGTCTAGTTGAATACGGATCGTTATTCGGTATTTGACAGAATGATCAAGATTCTCCAAGAGTTAGATAACGTGAGGGAGAAAGCAGGAAAAAGAATATAGCAGAGTAGAGAAGCTTGGTCATCTCACTAGCCTCATAAGCTAGAGATCGTTGGTTCAAATCCAACCTTTGCAACGGGGAGGTAGCTCAGTTGGTTAGAGCATTGAAAACGAGACTACAAACAGGTCGACTCTATGGTTGCAGCAGTAGTTATGCATATGTCGGTGGTTCGAGCCCACCCCTCCCCACCAAATAATATAAATAGAGATTATAAGATTTTGCCCTTTTAGTATATTGGTATTACAGTTGCCTTGTAAGCATCAAAACGTAGTTCGATTCTACGATGGGGCACCAAATATAGCGGGTAGGGAAGCCACCACATCAGTCTCATAAGCTCGATGCATCGGCCGTGCGAATCGGTCACCCGCTTCCATTTTTCATTAACAAAAAGGGGAAAAGAAAATATGAAGAAATTAGTTATGATCGCAGCTTTGGTTGCAGCTTCCACAATGGCTATGGGAGCAGAAGTAGGTATCCGTATGGGTCAATCTGGTGGAAACAGTCTTGAAAGTAATCAAGCTGGACTCACTACAACGGGTGTGACACTCGGTACTAAGTTTGGAGATTTTGGAGCAGAACTTGCATATGATCGTTCAATGGTGAAGTCTACTTCAGTTGTTGAATATTCACTTACTGGTTCATATTCAGTTGTTAAGTTTGGTGCATTAGATGTTCTAGGTAAAGCCGGAGTATCATACATCGATCCAACGATTGGTAGTAACGGATACGCATTGGCTGTTGGTGTAGGAGTTTCATACCCATTGACAAAATCTGTTAGTTGGGTAGCGGATTATTCTTACAAGGTCGGTCAAGAACGTGTAAGTCAGTTTAATGGAAATCAAGTCAGTACAGGTATTAAGTATTCTTTTTAATTAAAAAGTAATCTTTCTTAAAATGCCTGGATAGCTTGAAGGTTATTCAGGCATTTTTTAAATGTCTTAGGAACTCGAGGAGAAAAGTTTATGTCAAATGAATCACAGAAAATAAAACATTCAAAAAGAATTCACAATGACGAAACAAAGACAAAGAAACAGGTTATAATAGGTAAAACGTTCAATGCTAATGTAAGTGTTCCAGGTAAATTTACCAAACGACACGCAATGAACTGTGGAAACCCAAATTGTGTAATGTGTGGTAATCCTAGAAAATTTTTCAAAGAGCTTACCATGCAGGAAAAGAAATTTAAACAAACTGAAGATTTTTAGAAAGGACGAATATCATGGACAGGTACCCATTAGTATTAACGTTAGACAGTGCCGGACACCCACAGCGTTGGTCAACATGGGAAGAAGGAGTCGTCTACAAGGTAAAAGATTTGATTGCATGGTCTCTTGGTGACGAAACCGTTTACCATGGTGGAACATCCCGTGTAACAGGTTTGGAATCAACGGTTTCAGTTCCTTCTATTGTTGCTATTCGTAACCTTGGAAGAACAAAGACCCGAAGTGTTCCTTTGACAAATAAGAATTTGTTCGGTCGAGATCGTAACACTTGTGCATATTGTGGAAAGCATTTGGTAGGTGAAGATGCTACACGAGATCACATTATCCCACAATCTAGGGGTGGAGCAAACACCTGGATGAATTGTATTTCTGCTTGTAAGCAATGTAACAATCACAAAGATTGTATGACACTTGAAGAAGCAAGAATGCAGCTATTGTTTGTACCGTATGTTCCTAATAGGAGCGAAGCTTTGATTTTGTCTAATAGACATATCCTTGCAGATCAACTTGAGTTTTTAACCAAGACGATCCCGGCTCATTCAAGATTGCATTAGACAGATATGGAGAACGGGCAGGATGGTAATGCAGCGGATTGCTAATCCGTAGGCCGTGGGAACACGGTCAGTGGGTTCGATTCCCACGTTCTCCGCCAATTAACTGATTTTTAACTAGATGGAGATTTCCAAATGAAAGATAAAAGTGTAAAACGTGCTGAAGCCAATGTTCGTAACGCTGCTTGGGCCAAATTGACCCCAGCACAAAAGCTCGAAAGGTTGGATAAGGATTCTCTCGGTGCTTCCAAGCAACGGAAGAAGCTAGCAGCTTTGATGGCAGCATAAAGGGTAAGGTCGCACCTTACAAAGTCTCAGTTTAACGACTTATCGAAAGATAGGTTGGGCGAAAGTCTTACGGGTAAAGGAGACACCGGAACATTAAATTCCCTAAATGTTCCAAGAATTTCAGGGAAGTAGTTCAGTGGTAGAACGGTTGCATCAACGTCGTTTTTGGATTTTTGTTATTTTAATAACCGTGCTTAAATGATTATCCAAGCTGCCTGTCGAAGGTTCGAATCCTTCCTTCCCTACTATAAATAATCATTTTGATGGACAGTTGAAATGAAGCCACATGAAATTTGTGAAATGGCTATTAAAGGTGGAAATTTTCGACCTATAGCTGATAAATATGCTAGTGAATATAGCAAATTTTTAATGAACATCCAGATATGTTTAAACATATTGGTGACATTGAAATGTTTAGAGTGATGAAATACGATGAGAAGATTTTTTTATTCGATGAAGATCGAATGATTTTTATTTGTTCAGTTTTGTTTTTTCCTTATGAAGATGATGCTAGAGTTGTTGATTCAATTTGGTTGGATTCTTCATATGAAGGTAAAAGAATATTTTCAAAAGTTTTGTGGTTCTTAAGAGCACACGAAGGAATAAAGAAATTAGTTTTAGGTGATCATCACTCAAAAGATACTTACAACCTGTTAAAAGCGGGTGGATTATCTAAGTTTTCAAAAGTCTGGTTTAACTCAAATACACAAAAGAAAGAAAAATTTAGTACTGATAATATAGATGATTTTTATTCTGGACACTCAAGTGAATGGAAATTAATTCTTGAATCAAATTCAAATGGTGATATGGTTATTGAAGAAATGAAAGGTTATCGTTTTTCGTTTATAACAGATTTATCTTTAGGATTTACTCGTGCTTCATATGATTGGCAAATAGAATAAAGTTTACTTTATTTAACATACAAATTATAATTACTTTAATAAATAAACAAATAGTTCTTAGTAGTAAGTAACCGAGACAACTACTTTAATTCAATAAACTGCTGGCAAAGTCGATAAATTTCTTCTCAGGATGTGCAGTTGAAAGAACTATTTGTTTTTGAATTTTTAAACTTTAGATAACCGGAGATTATTGATTATCTAACTTTACTCTTATTAAAACACTCTGTGGGTTCGATTCCCACGCTGCTAAGCTGGTTGCGGAGAGCAAATGCTCAATGTCATTTTTGTTATCTAAAGTTTAAGAATTTCAGGTGGTGTTGTGGATTAGCGTTCACACGTGATTAGACCGGCCGGTTGGAACAATGGGTAGCTAGAAACTCAACGTTCTTTATGTAGATGGCAGTAAAGTTCGACTCTTTGCCTACATAGATCATCCACTTGATTTAGAATATGGAAAGTTATACACTTTGGAAGTGTCACTGTTTGGAAAACAGTTGAACTGGTGAAAACCGGTTAGGGTTCGATTCCCTATCTTTCCTCCAGAATTTGGAAGCGTGCTAGAGTGGTTTATTGGACCGGTCTTGAAAACCGGAGAGGGTTAATAGCCCTCCGTGAGTTCGAATCTCACCGCTTCCGCCAGTCGATTTGAAGACTTTAAATTTAAAACAGCCGTTGGTAAATTGGTTATCTACTTTTATTTGGTTTAAAAACCCTAGAAGGTTCGATTCCTTTACGCGTGGTGGGCCAGGACGCAATTCCCAATTCCGTTTTTGCTGTTTTAAATTTAATGTTTTTGGAAGTTGGGGCTATGGTAGTAAACAGGTTTCGAAAGCCTGCCCACTTGGCAACCGGTGATGGTTCGATTCCATCAACTTCCGTATTCGACATTTTGGCAGATTCCTATAAATAAAATAGGAGGAAACCGATATGTCAAAACAAAAGAAGTACCATTTCATCTACAAAACAACTTGTAAAGTTACGGGTAAATTTTATGTAGGTATGCATTCAACAGATAACTTGGAAGATGGTTATCTTGGTAGTGGGAAAATTTTGGGTTACTCACGCAAAAAATATGGCGATGAGAACCACGTGAGAGAAATTGTCGATAAATGTTTATCAAGAGATGAACTGAAGCAGAGAGAAAGAGATATAGTAAATGAAGATTTACTGAAAGACCCACTTAACATCAATTTGAAATATGGTGGTGAAGGTGGATGGAGTGAATTATCTAAAGAGCAGCGTTCTTTCTTGGGCAAAATTGGTGGGTTTTCTAATAGACACTTATGGTCAAATGAAACTAAAATTAAAGTAAAACGTGCTCTAAGCATTAGTTGTACAAAGAATAATATAGATTTATGGGCTAATCATAGAGAGAAAATGTTAAATGGAACTAGGAAGGCTGCTATTGCTGCTTTATCTAATTCATCTAAAATTAAAAGAAAAGAAACATTATCTTCTAGAAGACCTCATGATGGTGAAAAGAACAGTCAGTTTGGAACTTGTTGGGTAACTAATGGTGTAAAACCTATCAAGATCAAAAAAGAAAATTTAGATGAATATCTTTTAAATGGATATTCAAGAGGAAGAATATAAGGGTTATGGGGGTACGGGGTACCAAACGGACTTGAAATCCGTCCCACTTAGCAATAGGTGATAGTTCGAGTCTATCATGACCCGCCAGTTTTTTATGAGGAGGTTCGCATGTCCCAGCTAAACGCAATAAAGGTCAGTTAAAACAAACAGTAGGAGGTTTAACTTCTAAATTTAAACGAATGGCGGATCTTTATAGATATTTTGCCAGTGGTTGGACGGGTTTAGATTTTAGTGATGAGTCATTGATTGACATGTTCAATAGTGAATCATTTGGAACTCATGTTGATAAAAACAAAAATGGATTCTATGTTGGTAAACAATGGTTAAATGTAACCGTTGCAATGTGGAAAGAAGATCAGAGTAAAGGTCATTTAGTCTTAAGTGAATTGTATGAAGATGAAAATCTTCCACGTTGGTGGTTAGATAATATTTTTTGAATAGAATTATGTTGCCCTACCCAAAGGGTCTAGGAAAGTGGTTGGAAGTATCCTAGCAAGTAATGAAGTTAGCATTGAAGGAAATGCACTGGTAATCCAGAAGAAGCAAGTTCGATCCTTGTACTTAGATTCGCAACATTTTAGTTTTTGCCCAAGTAACCGAATTGGTATAGGTACCAGTCTAAGAAGCTGGGTTCTGTGGGTTCGAGTCCCACCTTGGGCACCAATTTTAAGGAACATAATGAAATTTTTAGTAGTGAGTGATTTTATCAAAAATGATTTTAATAAATCAGAAATAGAGATAGAAATATCAAATGAACCAATTGTCAATTTTGAAAAACTGAAAATAGCAACCAAAGACGGTAGTGAAGCATACATATCTTGCAATCATAAATGGAATTTGTTAGAATCAACTAGTGATTTAACAGCACTTATTGAAGGTGGGTTATCATTTAATCTTTTTAGTGATAAATGGCTAGTAAAACGTTGTTGGGTTTTAGAGGATAGAAAATCAATCTATTTTAAAGATGCAATATCACAATTCCATAGGTAAATGAATAATGTATTCACTAGTAGCTAAAATTTTAGATGTGGATCAACCGACAGTAAATGGTAATATTTACCCACATGGGGTAATTGAAAGAGCCATTGAAAAGGTCAATGATAGAGAACTTCTTGGTGGATTTGCTAATGAATCCATGGATTCAGAAGAGACGAGAGATTTTTTCAGTATGTCAATACAAGATGTTTCCCATAGAGTATCTAATTTAAGATTGGTGGATGGAAAACTTATGGGAGATGTTATAGTTTTAGATACACCTAAAGGTATGTTACTTCAAGAATTAATAAATACAAAAGCTGAAGTTTCTTATGGTGTGTGCGGTGCTGGTGATGTATCACAGCCAGACGAAAATGGAATTAAAACAATAACAAATTTTTCTATAGCATATATAAATGTTGTACCAAAAAATTGAAAAAGTATTTGAACAAGAAAAGTGAAGATTAGAAATATTTATTTAGGTTTAAAAGATCAATTACCACTCAAACGACTGTGGAGAAATTGGCGAAATGGTAATTTAAAAGGTTTATTCCATATACGATCCCATCTTAGAAATGATAGTTTACCTAAAATAAGTTATCCAACGAAAGCATCAGTTATAAGAGCTGCAGAAAGTATGGAAAAGAAAATAGGTAAAAAATTTGGGAATTGGAAATGTCTACATTGTGATGGTTACCATGTAGGAAAGAACAGAGTGAAAACCACTTTAGATGTAAAGTGAATCTTGATGACCTTAACACACAACACACAGGAGACATTATGTCCAACAAAACACCCTTTGAATTGAGATTTGACGTTCTACAATTAGCTAAGCACTATTTAGATTCGATTTATGCAAGTGAATGCAGAATAACAGAACAAGTCCTTCAACACTCAAATGAAGTATCTGGTTATGATGCAAAGCAGCTCAAAGCAATCAAAGATGAAATGTTACCAAAAGTATATTCAACTGCTGATCTTCTTGAAAAAGCTGCAGAACTTTATGTGTTCATCGAAAATAGACCTCTTAAAGGAACTGAATAAATGCTAGTACGATTATGGAACTCACTGTTAGAAACCCTATCTTTAGAAGATAGAACAATCACTTTAGAAGAATATCTAAACCAACAAGAACTTCATTCTGTTGCTGATGTTGAATTTTACATTAAGCAGTATGACAAAATGAAGCATAAATGTTGATCGGACTTTCTATAAATAGATGAAAGAATTTGCAATAGACGTCAAGGCAACCGTGGCCACAATGACAACACGGAACTTTTGCAATGCAAATGGTAGTAAACTACAAGATTGAAATATCAAAGCCGTCCTGATAATCGGGGTGCAAGAATTTGATGTTTTCTCCTGGGTAGAGAAACTGTAAATAGGGTTGGATTCTGTTCGATTCAGATGCAAGTATGGTAACCGTAAAGCCGCATGCAGTCAATTGGTTCGATTCCAATAACATCAAGAAACTTCTAAATTAATTTAGGATAATCCATTAATGTCGTTTTCAAATGACATTACTAGATTAACTTAACGCAGGTTAATCTCATTCGTTACATAAAATATATCAAAAAGATTTTATGACGGTCAACCTGGTAACAGGCTGGTATAATGGTAATTCGTCAGAAATGTCGATGCACAAGCGATGTACCTAACCTCGAAAGAGTACGGTTGAACATCGCCACCGTAGGTTCGTTACCTTCATTTTTTTAGTTAAATTGAAGGAAACACATGATGAAAAAATCTCTTATCTCTTTGGCCCTCTTGGCCGTTCTTGGTTCAGCAATGGCTCATAATGGTCCATCACCTGCACCTACTCCAGCACCTACGGTTGTTGCAACTGTATCATCTGAAGTCAATGGGGCAACCTCAAGCTATTCAGTAGCAAATGGGGTAAATCAAAGCTCTATCCATGGTTCAGTAGCATACGCTACCAACACAACTTGTGTTGATGGTGCTACAAACGTGGGTCAAAAAACTGCTAATGGTATTACAACAGCAACTTCAACTGGTTCAACCTTCACTGCAGCTGGTGGTGTTGGATTGGGTGGTTCCTATGCTGGAGCATCGCAATATGGTAATGGTACAGTGACGGCAACAGTTGCTAAACCTTCCAAGACTAATGGCACTACTTCTTCTGTTACATCAAATGCAGTTGTTGGTACAGAGTCATTTGCTCAAAACGTTAACAGCGGTTTGGCATTCAGTGGTAGCAATGCAGTTGCTGCAAATGTATCTGCTGTGACTGTATCTGCACAGGATGGACAGTGCCGCGGTGGAACATGTACTTCAGCAACTGGCATTACAGCTGGTGTTGACAAGACTACTACTTACGGAAATGTAATCGGTGGCAATGAAACCGTTGGTGCTGGTGGTACATTAACAGTTGGTGATGTGAAGAATGTTGGTTCGTTCCAATCTGGTTCGTTCAGTGGTAACGTAAAAGTTACTAACGCTTCTATCTAATAGAAAATTGGGTGGTATTTTTAAATACCACCCAAACTATTCATAAAGGAACCAACATGAAAAAAATTCTCACTATTATCGCATTGTGTTTTTCTGTAGCAGCATCTGCAGCAGATGCCACATCAACTTCGACTACATCTTCTGTGTCTGGATCTGCTGCAATGAATGCTGGCAACTCACAAGCGATCACATTCACATCTCCAGCAGACTCAACCTCGCACGTTGAGTACAGTGGTTCACAAACTGTAAAGAACGTACCATCTGTTTCTGGACCAAACCTTATGACGTCTAACGACACGTGTATGGGTTCAACATCTGGATCAGTTAACATTGCTGGTCTTGGTATCGGTGGTGGTACAACTTGGGTTGATGACAACTGCAAAATGCTGAAAAACAGCCGCGAACTTTGGAACATGGGCATGAAAGCTGCATCACTTGCTCTTATGTGTACTGACCCAATGAATGCTGAAGCACTCAAACTAACTGGATACATCTGCCCACAAGTTGAACAGAAATCAATAGTCCCAGATTATTCTAAGTATTCTGGTAACGACCCAGTTGTAAAAGCACGACTTGGCATTAAATAATTCCGACTATCATGGAGGGAATTATTATGAAGAGATTTATGTTAGGACTCTTAGTATTGATTTATTTCGGTATCACACATGCCGAAACTGTTAATGTTGAAGTTCATCAATTAGGTTCTGGTGCTGTAGGTTTTGAGGTAGCACAACCATGGGATGCAGGAGCTAGCATCTACCATACGCCTCAATACTTACCGGGATATCCTACTGCTGCTACATTGTGGCCACGAGTAGTAGATGTCAAATGTAAAAGAATAGAAGGTAAACTCCAATGTGATGGGTATGATTGGTATCCAGAACTAGGAAGAGGTGAATATCTTTTTATTAGACCACATATTGAAGAAGCAGTTATAGTTCCACAAAAAACTTTAATAATTGAAAAGACAGTATTTGTAGAAGTTAAGCCTAAGAAAAAGGGTGAATGAGGAAAGGAGGGAAATTTAAATTTCCCTCCTTATAAATATGAGTGTAATAGTTACTTTAGCTCTAGCTACGATTTGTTTCACCTCTAACATTTCACAAGAATGTTATCCAGTGTTGTTGGGTAAAAATATACCAACTCCTGTAGGTGAATATAAATTGACACAACGAATCACTTCGGATCCAGGATATGGTGGAGATGTTATTCAGTTTTTAGAAACGGATGATATGGTATATGCTATTCATCGTGTCTGGTTGTTAAAGCCAGAACAGAATAGATTGCAAAGATTAAAAAGTATAAACATAAAAGATCATTTTATAAGTTCAGGGTGCATAAATGTTTATCCTGAAGTATATGAAAAATTGAAAAATTGCTGTTTAGATTCAACTCTCATTATTAAGTAGAGGTAAATCAAATGAAGAAGCTTTTAAGGCTGTGGATGGATGCCTATAATAGGAATGTAGATAAATTTTTTATCTTCTTATTCACGCCTCGAATGAGGGAAGAAGATAAAGAAAAATTTACATCAGAAAGAGATAGACGAAAAAATGATAAATAAGTTTTAACTACATCGTTTTCAGGGTATAATAATTTATCTTCAAAATTAATGAAGAAACAAATTAGATAGGTGAGAAGCACAAGTGGTATGGGCACTGTTCTCATAAAGCAGAGGTAGTGGGTTCGAGTCCCACCTCACCTACCAAGAATAAACCTGAGATAGTGGGTTCGAATCTCACACGTCCTACTAAATATCTATTTGGATATTTAGTAGGACGGAAGCTTAAGTGGTTATAAGCACAGGTCTCTTGCTAGCTGCCCCATATATTGTAAAAATATATGGGGCAGCTTTATTTCTATGATATAATAATTAGATGATTAACACGTTTAGAACTCTCCCAAAAGATGTAGGTATCGCTTTTTCTGGCGGTGTAGATTCTGTTGTTCTGTTTCATGTTGTCAAATCTCTAAAGCGAAACATTACGCTTTTTACGTATGATCATCTCACTGAAACTTCTAAACAAGAACTTGCTTTTGCACAGAATTTTGCATCTATCAATAATGTGAAATTGGTAGTAGAACGTCAACCTCAAGATGTTCCTAAAGGCGATTCAAAAGAAAGATATTGGAGTGAATGTCGTAATCAATGGTTTAATAAGCAAAGTATTCCGATTGCAACTGGGCATCATCTGAATGATGCTGCTGAATGGTTTTTAATGACATCACTTCAAGGTGGCCAAGATGGTTACCTTCTAGATTATCAGAATAAAAATGTCATCAGGCCTCTTATTATCGCATCTAAGAATTCAATTCTCACATATGCTACACATTTCAAATTGGAATACATACATGATGAAACTAATAATGATGTGAATTTCAATCTCCGTAATAAGGTAAGACACAAACTTTTACCAGAAGTGCTTAATACATTTCCTGGATTTTTAAAGTCTGTACGAATCAAAATTGAAGAAAAAGAAAAGAGAAAATTAAATGAGCATAATGGGTTTCTTTAAAGAATACGAATACCTTTCTAATTTTTATCCAGCCTCTGTTGAGATGGATGGCGATGTTTATCCATCTGTTGAGCACGCCTATCAAGCAGCAAAAACTTTTGACTTGAGTCTTCGTAGATTTATTAAGCAACAAGATACACCAGGAAAAGCAAAAAGAGCAGGTGGCAAGATTACTTTAATCCCAGATTGGGATATAATTAAACTTGAGGTAATGCACGATTTATTGATTCAAAAATTTGCACAAGAACCTTTTAGAACTAAACTAATTAATACGGGTGATGCATATTTAGAAGAAACAAATTGGTGGAAAGATAAATTTTGGGGTGTATGTAATGGAATTGGTGAAAACCATTTAGGAAAATTGCTAATGAAGATTAGGAAAGATTTACAGGAAATATTAAAATGAACACTCTAGTAAAAGAAATTTACAAAAATGCTTATGGCATTGGTCTTTCAGTAGACGATTTCGTTTTAGATAGCAATGAAAGAATGTTTGCCGAATCTATTATTCAAGCCTGCATTGATGCATGCTCAGATCCTAAAACTGCTAAATGGGTTTCTGCAGAGCAAATGATTAAAGAATACTTCGGGATTAAATAAAATGACTTTTAAAGTAGCGGATTTTGATTCAGCTAAAGATGCTAAACGTGCAGCAAAAGCACAACTTGCACGTTTCCCTGCCATTTTGTCAGCAGATGAAAAACCAAAATACAACGAAAATCTGATTGAAGATTTAATTCGTTTACGCGATGAATTGAAGTTGAAGGGATTCAATGAAGATGATTCAGTAAAAAATAGTAATTTTGCTGAAGCTGTTTTCAAAATCAACAGTTGCTTGTATAAAGGTTATCCGAGGAAATCATGAATAACATTGATGCATTATTTGGAAAAGCACTTGATGTAGCAGTACCAGAAACATGGCAAGCTCTCAATATGGATCAATTGAACAAATTAAAAGATGAGTTTGCTAAATTGATTGTTCAGGAATGTATTGATATATGTCAACGTCGGGAAGAAGTTATTTCTGAGCATTTGACGAAACAGATAAATGAACATGCTGTTGACTCTGTTAAGGATTTTTCAGCAGGGGTAATTAGTGGATCACGTAGAAATGTACAACACATCAAGCAACACTTTGGAATTGAATTATGATTACTGATGCAAGATACCTCGAATTTACGTTAAGTGCTGAGAGGTACGCACTTTCTGTATGTGGATTTTGTGGTCATGAAGATTACATCAAAACAAGGGACAAACATTTTGCTGCACTGGTTGTTTCAGAATGTTCACTCTTGATCCTTAAAGCTGGTGTAGCTATTTCAGAAAGTATGCCTAAGTCAAACCGGGATAACTATGTTGATGTGGCATATAAGGTTGGTAGAGTGATGGGCGCCACAGAATATGTTGCACTTATTAAGAAACATTTTGAAGTTGAATGATGAAAGATGAATTATTTGAAGCAATTGTTGGTACGAAGGTTGCTAACATATTAGCTGAAGAAGCTAATCACCGTACAAATGAAGAGTCGCAGACGAGGTCATTCATTGGGATTGGTGGGTGGCGGGAATGCTATAACAGGATTCTTTTGGAGTTGAAGATGGATTACCTGATCACTCATGTGGTGCACTAAATGAATTCTAAAATTAAACAGTTGATGGAATTAGCAATGGTTTCAGATGGAAGAGAAGGTATTGCTGGTCCCCATTTAGAACTTGACCCTGAAAAGTTTGCTGAACTGATTATTAAAGAATGTCTTAATAATCCATGCATTTATCTTCTGCAATCCTTAAATGAACATGATGAGGCTCCTCATTGGAAAACAGAAGGATGGACTCCAGATTTAGAATTTGGGTGGAGATGGAGAGATAGAGCAATGGGCCGGGGTCATCTGCGTAGGATTAAGGACATTAAATCGATAAAAAGGATAGACACACTATGAATGAAAAATTTAGTGAACTTGCCATTCAAACGAGATTAATTTCTGGTGAATGTAATGGATTTGATAGAACAGATTTACTTCCTAAAGAAGAAAAATTTGCATGGGCAATTATCAATGCATGTATTGATGTCATAGTTAATGAAGCTGCAAGGATTTCATCTGGAATTCCACAACCAAATGCAGCAAATTATGATCCCGTTAATGTTGCATTTCAACTTGGAAAGGTGGATGCTTCTTTGGATTGTAGAGAATTATTGAATAAGTATTTTAAAAAGAATTGATAAAACTTGGAGAAAAAGAATGCAAGAATGGTATCCTGGAATTACAGAACAAGAATTTACAAATGCAATCAATGATGCAGTTGTTAAAGCACTCACAGATGGGGTGAATGATGGTACTGCAGAGTATGATGATTTAGTCCGTGCGCATTTGAAATTGTGGGCTGATTCTGGAGTTCCTGCACCTGCGAATGAAGGAAACTCTATTCAATCTTGGTTACAATTTCTAGGTAGTCATTCAAAAGAAGAAACATTACACACCATGCGTCAACGAATGATTTTGCTGATGCAAGCTGCAAATGACGTATATGAAGAAGGTCCAGAAGCAGAAGATAAATTGGGCATCTACGATAATCGCCCAGACTTACGTCCATAAAATAAAGGAAATATCATGGGTAGAGCAATTGTAGTATATGATAAAGAAGTACTGATTACTGTTGATGAAGACAATTTAAAACAGATGACAGCTCTTCAATTGATGGAAATTATTCATCAAGCAAGAATCATAACTGAGACTGGAAAAAGTAATTTTTTTGCTGATGTGACAACTGGTCCAAATCCAGAACCCGTATGGCTAAATAAAGAGGAAAAATAAAATGACAACACTTATTGAAAAAATTAAAGCGGATCAACTCCAAGCACGTAAGCAACGTCTTCAAGTTGAAAGTTCACTATTGACTACATTGATTGGTGATATTGAGATGATTGGCAAGAATGCTAATCGCGATGTAACTGATGCTGAAGTAGTTGAAACTATTAAGAAATTTTTGAAGAATATCAACATCACTCTTGAAAATCTTGATAAGTTCCGTGCTACCGCGAACAGTGTTGCAATCGACCAACCTTTAGCAGAAAAGAAAATACTTGAAAACTTACTGCCAAAGCAGCTAACTGAATCTGAATTGGTTCAAGTTGTTGATGAAATCTTGAATGATATGAAATCCAGAACTTCATCTCCTATTAATATGGGCATGGTAATGAGTGCATTGAAACTCGGTTTTGATGGTCAGTACGATGGTAAGATGGCTTCTAACATTGTCAAGAAAGCAGTATTGTAACAGATATTTAGGAGTCGAAAAATGAAACTTTCATTAACATTTAAAAGTCCAGACGCAGTAAGTGATGCACTCCATGATGCTGGTTTAACTAGAGAATTAGATGAGTATGATGAGATTTATGGTGAACTACGCGAATGGTTTAGGTATGGAGAATACATAAATCTTGAATATGATACAGAAACAAAGCAAATGCGAATCGTTAAACCATGATGAATAAAAACCTAAAAGAACTTTTTCCTGAAAAAGCAGCAATGCAAGGGTGGGAAGGTGATGAAGGGCGTAATGGAAATGGAAAACCAGTATTTTATTATTCTCAAGAACAAATGGAAAAGCTCGCAAAATTGATTGTGCTTGAGTGTATTAAACAGGTGTATCCACAGCATTTCAAATATGATGGGGTTAACGCTGTTAATCTTGCTGATGCTTGCCACCGGATTACTGACCACTTTAGTGATAATGATGAACAACAGAATTAAACAACTTGAAATGGAGTGTTATGAAGACCGGTCGAACGGCTATTCGGCACCATATTTTAACAGAGAAAAGTTCGCAGAATTGATCGTGCGAGAATGCATGAGTGTTGGATTTAATGCAGCATATCCTAACAGAGGTGTCGATGTTTTGTTGGCAATTAAAGAACATTTTGGAGTTGAATAATGGTTAAAGTTCGAACAGAGAAAGTAATTGATGTTGATGACTGGGATAAACTTGTTATCAAAACATATAAAAAACCATACAATTTTCAACAACAAGACGACTGTCAAGAACGACAGCGGGTGCCACTAACAGTTCCAGACAATTGTGTTGGTTTTGTGAATGACACCGTTCCAGAAATAGTTAATGATCCAGAAATGGGTGTAAGTTTTTCTGCTTGGTTAGCCCGTGATCCTAAACAGTTGCTCAGTGGTGAACCAGATTGTTCATCTTGGGACATTGATTTATGGTGGCACCGAAATTTCTATCCAGACGTGCAGGAAATTGCAAATGATTTGCATGCTAGGGGGTTATTAGAAGCTGGTGAGTATGTGATTGATATTGATTGGTAAATTATGGCTGGATCAAAATATTATTCGTGGGAATATTTACTGTGGAGACAGTGGAAAGGGAGGTTTTATTTTCAAAAATCACGTTTTCTTAAATGGATAAATAAATCAGGTTTAAAACCTTGATAAATATGTTTGTTAGATTTTGCTAACTTTTGTTTTTTAATTTTATTTTTTAGGAGTTTATATTATGAGATCATATGTAGGTTTTTCTCGCGACCATTCTGGTTCTATGCGTACTATTGCACATGCTGCAGCTCGAGACTACAATTCAAAAATCGAATCTGTACGTCTTTCATCCCAACAAAACAATCTTGACACCCTCGTTTCCGTAGTCGAATGTGGCTATGGTGAAACTGATCGTGTACGTCGAGTTGTTATCAATGCTAACTCAAACGTTCTTCAACCTATTCCAGAAATGTCATATGTTGCAGATGGGCGTGGTACTCCACTATGGGATTCCGTTGGTGAATTGATTGAAATTTTTGAAGCAACTCCAGATGCATCTAATAAAGATGTTTCATTTTTAGTATTCATCATTACTGATGGTGTTGAAAACTCTTCACGTAAATACACAGCACGATCACTTGCTAATAAAATTAGAGAACTTACCTACACAGATCGTTGGACTTTTGTGTTCCGTGTACCACGCGGTAATGGTAGAAAGATCGCAAATGATTTGGGTATCTCTCAAGGTAATATCCAAGAATGGGATCAAACAGATAAAGGTGTTGAAGTAGCAGCACAACGAGATGCAGAAGCGTTCACACAGTATTTTACTGCTCGTTCTTCCGGTGTAACATCTACACAGAAGTTCTATGCTGATCTTTCAAATGTTTCAAGTGCTGATGTTGTGAAAGCAGCAGAAGACATTTCATCTGAAGTTATGCTTTGGCCAGTTGGTGCAGGAGATGACGGTGCTGAAATTCGACCATTCATCGAAGCGCGTTTGAATGGAGCTCCTATGTTGAAGGGCAGTGCTTTCTACATGCTTACAAAAACTGAACCAAAGGTTCAGGATTACAAGAAGATTATCCTTCGTGATAAGACCACCAACATGATTTATGGTGGTGATGCTACACGTCAAATGCTTGGTCTTCCTTCTTATGGAGATATTCGTTTGGCTCCAAAGAACCTTGGCAACTTTGATGTCTTTATCCAATCTACTTCTGTTAATAGAAAATTAACAAAGGGGTCTCAAGTCCTTTATTGGAGTAAAGTCGGTCAGAAGTTTACTGAAGGCCCATCAGCGAGATAAGAAAATGGAAATTAAACATTTTGTAAATGATATAGGGCAGCGATTTGAACCTGGTGACGAGGTTGTTATGATAGCATCTCGTCGTCAAGGTGTAAGTATTCGTCCAGCAGTCTATCTGGGTGTGAATGGTAAATATCCAGTCTGTGAATGGGATAATGAACACTTTCATTATAATCGTGACACAGGTTCAGGTGAATGGAAACCTAGTAGATCAAAGTCTACGCTTCCATTGGCACGTATTTATCTTCAATCAACACCTCTTATCAATTTTAAACATTTGGGATAATATGTCAAAATACAGAATTGTTCAGCGTAGTTTTTTACGTCACGACACGGTAAAGACTGTTGAATATATAGTGTGTCAATATCGCCCATGGTGGTCACCGTTATGGGTTGATATTAAATATTTCTATGAACCTGAAATTGAAGAAATGCCAGGTTATTGGACAGAAGTATGTAAGACATTTGAAGAAGCAGAAGATGTTATTTCTTTTCATAAACATCGTTATCAACTCGAGGCTGTGGCTGCATATCATATAAATAATTAAATCATTTATATGGAGTAAATTATGAAGCTTAATGAACTGTTTGAAGAACCACATGACGTAAACGTACCATTATCTGGTGGTCGAGCAGCTTGGGATCCACATTCAAATGATTATCTCGGTGATTACAGTGGATCAAAGAATTGGGGAGCACATGATAGAGAAGATGACGAGCATCACCATCTAGATACTCCTAAACAAGATAGTACACCTTTAGACAATCAATTTAGTCATGTTAAACCATGGTGGTATATTCGATTGAATGGTGAAATTTTAGATGAACCAAATGGTGATCTAAAATATTGGTTAACAAAAGACGAAGCACGTCAAGCTGGAAAAGAGATGTTGGATAAGAACCCTGATGATAAAATCGTTCTAACCACAAATCCATTCTAAAAGTTTACATTAGTGCTTCCTCTTGATATAATAATTTATTGGAGGCATTAATGGACACAGAACAAAATGAAGAATTGCTCAAAGAGCGATTCCGTTTATTACTACAAATAAAAGTATGTACTGTCACCTTTAAAAAGGTGAACGGTGATATACGTGTTATGGATTGCACATTAAATAGTGATCTAATCCCACCGTCCCAATGGCCACACGGTGAACAAATAAAAGAGTCATATAAAAATAACAAAACTATTCGGGTGTATGATATTAAAGCACAAGGATGGAGATCATTTGTCATTGAAAATGTTGTGGAGATTACATGAAACGATTTATAATTCAAGATAAAATAACCAAAAAATATCTAAAGCGGGCGAACAAGGAATACTCTTATGTTGCTTCTGTTGAAGATGCATTGTTGATTACTACAAGAAGTGCAGCTCACACTATTGTACGAAACCGACAAGGTGGAGAACGCTATCATAGGTGGTATCCAATGGTAAACAAAGTGAATGTGATTGAAGTTAACATTCTTCTGTATCCAAATGGTGTCCAACCGTTTATTGATGGGGTGCTAAATGATATCAGTAAATAATATAACTGGTGATTTGATGCGAACAAAGGGTGCAACAAATCAATATCGAAAAGGTTGGGATAGGGTATTTGTTGAAAAAGAAAAAGTTATCCCAGAAATGTTTCGTATGAAGGTTTGGACAGATAAGTTTGGACAACCATCAAAAGAAGAAATTGACGAGTACATTAAAACTGGAGCTATTAGGGACAGAACATGATAGAAACATTCGAAGCAAACTTAAAAGGGAGAGATTATGTTTGCGGAGATGTGCATGGTGCTTATAGCAGAATTGAACAGTTTTTAGAATTTGTAGGATTCAATTTTTTAACAGATAGATTGTTTGGTGTTGGTGACTTGGTTGATAGAGGACCAGAAAACGAAAAAAGTTTGATGCTACTTTATAAACCGTGGTTTAAATCTGTTAAAGGTAATCATGAAATCATGATGATTGATAGTTTTTCAGCTGGAAGTTTTTGGTTACCTAGTTGGATTCGTAATGGTGGTGCTTGGGCTAGAGAACATTTTGCTGGTTTATCAGATGAGAGTTATCACATAAGAGAACTTGTCAAAGATGTTGTTCCTAATCTACCAGAAATGATTACTGTTAAGAAAAAAGATGGAACAAAATTCCATATAATTCATGCAGAATTGTGGGCTCACACTGCTATATCTGATATTGATCTTTTAAATCCTTATCATTTTTCACAAGTCGCCTATAATAGTAACAGTGATGGACAGTGTATTTTTTGGGGTAGAAAGATATTCGGGAGAATGTACAGTACCCAAATTGATGAACGTGAGAAAAGAAAAATTGAAACATGGGCAAAACATCATTTGCCTGAACAGAAAATTTTCAATGATAAGTTGTCTCACATTTATTCGGGTCATTCTATTTTAAGGCAGCCCGTCCAGTTTTATGGACAGACGAATCTTGATACAATGGCATATGGCAGTTATTCACATATTAACAAATTTACAAATAAGGCTGAAGAGCCTAGTGGTTGGGAAGGTTTGACATTTACAGAACCTGAAACAGGAAAATTTTGGTTAGTTAATTCACAAGGTGTAAATGAAATTACACCACTCATTATAAAGGAAAATGAAAATGACACGTCAATCTAAGCAAGCAAAACGTCTTGTGGCTGCTCGCGAAATCTCCGCAACACGTGTTGCTGGTGGACATGGACCAGCTGCAACGACCCCAAAGCATGGTAAGAAAAATGCTTGGTGGCAGAAGTTCCGCTCCTACAAGGAGTTTGTTTCCGGTGTTAAAAAGGCTGGTAAACGTGGTGTTGTTACTGAGGAAGTTGCTGAAGCATAATTAACCACCCGCAAATACTGTGTCTGATCCCTGAGCAATCATATCACCACAGTCTAGAGGATCCCCTATTCTGGCACATTGAACGTTATTAATAAAAACGGTCGATGAGCCAGTTTCTGTTTTAGAAGTGTGACATACTGGGCCAAGACAGTGTAATGGCCAACTATCTCCCTGACGATGCACTCCCTTTCCATTTACAAACACGGTACCAGATGCTTGGTTATTCGGTCTAGCACTGAATCCATGACCTGCTGATTCATCTTCTAAGCGTGTTATAGCTGGCATTAATATTTACTCCCTTTAGTTATTACTTCTTTAACTTTTGCATTCATTAGTTCCCAGTTGTTTCTTACAACGATATCTATTTGAAGAATACTGTGGACTTCCTCAACAATTGAAGTAGTAGGATTAGGAACAAGTTCAGTATAGTTTACTACTACATTTCTAGTTATAGTATTAACATTTGGTGGAACGTAACGATATAAACCATCATATGAAGTCGGAACCTCTTCTATTTTGTAGACTATTTTATGGTTGTTGCTACTATCAACATACATGTAGGATCTGATAAATGCATAATCTAGTTCTCCGTGAACTCGTATTGAATTACCGGATCCATTAACGTTGAGCCCCGAAGGAATCAATCTGTTTATAGGCACAATCTCTATACTGTCAATTGATTTAATGGTGCCCGGGATTGTAATGGAATGATCAAATTGAACAAATTCATCAACGTTTAAAGTTTCTTGTATCATAGAATTAGTAAGTGTGTTATAATTTTATTTATTGAATGATTGGAGAATCAATGAAGGTCCTGTTTTTAGATGTTGATGGTGTATTGAATTCAACACGGTCAGTCATTGCAAGTGCTTACAAAATTAAGCAGTATGGGATCGATAATCCAGACGATCCATATTTTATGAAGCATACTCGGTGTACCATTGATCCAATTTCTGTTGATCTTGTTAATCGCGTGTGCAAGCTTGGTGATATCAAGATTGTTATTTCTTCTACGCACCGTAAGCATATCCCAGATGGTCCAAATAAACTTACAGAGATGAAGGAATATTTTAAGTATCTAGGTTTAGATTCTGAAAGAATTGTTGGATGGACTGAAGTCTTTTGGGGGAATTCAACAGAACATTTTGGTCATCAGCGTGGCTTTGAAATTCAAATGTGGATTGACGCACATCCTGAAATTACTCACTATGTTATTCTTGATGATGATTCAGATATGTTAGATTCTCAAAAAGGATGGTTAGTTAGAACTAATAACGAGATTGGTGTCTCATGGAAGAATTTTGCTGATATGAAGGATATTTTTGATCTAAAGGATCCAGGTATTGTTTAATTTTATGTACATAACCTGATTTTTATGTTATAATTTATCTATCAAAACCTTTTTAGAAAGATTAAAATGCAAGAAATCATTGTCTATCGTAACCCTCTCGAAGCACGTGTTTGGGAAATGGTAATGGATGGTTCGTTCTTCCCTATCATTGTTGGTGTGATTGTTTTCTTTGCAGTGTTTCTGTTGATTCAGATTCAAATTGTTCAACGTTTTATCCCACGATTCCATGTTAAGAAACAGAACTACGGAACATATGCTGCACTTTTGGTCGCAGCAATTGCAGGTGTCTGGACTGTTAAATATATGGCAATCTAATTTACTTTCAACAGAAAACAGTGTATAATACATTATGAATAAAATTACTGCTCTTGGTTTCTTTAATATGGATGATACTGCAGTCATCCTGAAACAAAAAGATTTGATGCAAGCAAAAGTTTTCTGCTTCGATAAAATTGAAACCTTTATCAAACAGCATCCTCAAGTCAAACCAGAAAACGTGACCAAAACACGAAATGTTGTTACAAAAGCAAAGACTATCCAAGCACTTGCTATTGCAGTTGGAAACTTTGTTCTTGCACATCCATCTGAAAATTTGAAAGTGTCTAAATAAATTTAAATGCGCTAGTAGCTCAATGGTAGAGCAAGAGCCTCTAAAACTCATGGTTGCGGGTTCGATTCCCGCCTAGCGCACCAATCAATATGTACATTTTATTGTTTGAAATTTTCGTGCTACCATTTATGGTAATGCTTTCTCTCTCCAGTTATATTGCTTGGAGATTTTTAAAATTTATCTGATCCCAAAATAAGGGTTCTGTATAAATATTCTGTGTTAGTAAATTTAAAAGGAGTTAAAAAAATGAAATCGTAGAACCTTGATACTTATCTTTACACTGTTTCGCATCGGGACATTCCCACGTCTCAACGAATTGTGCAAGCATCCCATGCTGCTTTAGAGCACGCATACCAATATGGTCGCCCTTCTGATCATCATCCCACTTTAGTCTGTCTCACTATTAAGAGTAAATCTGATCTCGAACAACTTCGTTCGGAATTAAATGCGCTCGGAATTCTCACAACAGAATTTCATGAACCTCATCTTGATTGGGGCCTAACAGCTATCGCCTGTCTTTTGACTGAAAACCAACGTCAGCATCTTTCACATCTTCCGCTATGGAGTCCAAAATGAACTATCAAGAATACATTAACAGACTAGATAGACTACGTGAAGTTCTAAAAGATGCAATTGATAGAGGTGATTACAATCTCGAGTTTGATGCAAAAGAACTTATAGATGAACTAAATGAAACTTTTAAAGGAGATGAATAATGAGCTTACTAATGACACAATATCTAAGAATTACTAATATCCACGACGACATAACTACTAAGTTAAAAGAACTTGCGAAGCTTCAACTTAAAATCTATAAAGAAGAAATGGGTATGTCATCGAATAGATATCATTTTTCTAGGGCTGACTATGTGGAAATAGATGATGTAGGATTTATCGAATGTTGGGAATATAACAATCGTGACCCCAACGAAATATTAGAAACAATCAGCTTTGATTCAGATATTCTAAATGGTCAACCTGAAAAATATAGAGAACGACTTGCTGCTTTAGCTTCAATTGATAAACAGAAAGAAGATATTATTCAGGCACAGCTTAGAGCTAAAAGAGTAGCACAATTGGAAATGGAACTTGCACAACTTAAAGGAGAATGAAAATGGAAAAATTTAACTCAAGAGAAACATATTTGGTTTATCGTTCACAATGGAAATCAACTTATGCTCAAATATCGAATAGTATCAGATTGCAAAGAAAAGCTCTTAAAGGAGCACAACGTGCATATTCATTATCTGCTACTTACAGTCCAACTCTCTTAACAAAAGTGAAAGATGAGTTTCGTGAATTGACATATTTGAAATATGCAGCAACTAAAATGCTAGAAGAATTAGCTGAAGCAAAAATAGAAGCTGGAAGACAGATGATGTTAACACCTGTTGTTTAAATCACTTAAGTGATTATTAACATAATAAGTCCACTTTATGTGGACTTATTAGTTTTTATAATAAATAAGACATTATTTAACAGAAGAGTAACATGAAGATTGATGGTATAGATTTAACAGAGGGTTCAGAAATTGACAACCTTACGGTAGAAAGGGGTACTTCTTACCCATCACTACCTGATATAGGACAGATGTTCTTTAGAACTGATGCTCCAAATGTAGGTTTAAAAATATTTAATGGACAAATTTGGTTATCTTTAGATGATAATAGTACGGGCAATTCTGCATTTTTTGAAAATGATCAAGTCATAAATGCTAATTATGTTATTGGTGCAGGTAGAAATGCGGGAAGCATTGGCCCTATTACAATTGGTGCAAATGTGTCAGTTGTTATTTCTTCAGGATCAAATTGGAATATTTTTTAAACTAACAGGGACAAATTATGGCTGGTAAATTAACATTAAACACTATTCAGTTGGGTGATTCAGTAACACCGACTCAAAATTTTGTCATTCAGACGAACATCGATGGAACTGCAAAAATAGCAAGAGGCGTTTTTGGTAGTACAAGTCAGGATATTATGTCAATAAATGTTGATGGTAGTGTGACTTTTCCAAATGGCATAAATTTACAGAATAATTTTACCATTCCTAGAATGGTATTGGGAACAGCAAAAGCAACAACTTCTGGAACTTCTATTGATTTTACAGACGTTCCAGTATGGGCTAAAAAGATAACATTGATGTTAGCTGGTGTTTCAACAAATGGAGCATCAATCTTAAAAATCCAATTGGGGTCAACAACATTCCAAACTACTGGATATTTATCAGCAGGCTCGGTAGTATCTAGTTTTGTAGCAACTACTATATCAACATCTGGTTTTATTACTTCTGGTGGTAATGTAGATTCAGCTGCAACAGTTAGACAAGGTTCAATTCTTCTGAACAACATGACTGGTAATACATGGATAATGAATGGTAATTTCAGTGCTAGTTCTGATACTGCATCTAGAATTGGTAGTGGATCAGTTACTTTAACAGGTGTCATAGACAGAATAAGATTAACCACTGTAAACGGCACTGATATTTTTGATGCTGGATCAGTAAATGTTCTATATGAAGGATAATTAAAAGGTAGGATTGGTAGGGTAAATCATAGTTGTCTATAAATATCAGTATGAAACTTTTTATGGAGAACTCTAAATGATATTCGATTCGATTACCTTATCCGATGGTGCAGATTTTATTAATCTTGTAGTTGCTAGTGGAACATCTTTTCCAACCGGCAGTCCAGGCGAATTATTCTATAAAACAGATACAGAAAAACTTTATATCAGTAATGGATCTACTTGGGGTCCAATAAGTACAGATCTAACGTTTACTCCAGTTAACAAAGCTGGTGATACTATGACTGGTGCATTAGTTTTAAGTGCAGACCCAGTAATTCCTCTTGGTGCTGCTTCGAAACAATATGTTGATGCAGTTGCAACTGGTCTGTCATTAAAGAAATCAGTTAGAGTTGCTACTACGGCAAATATCAGTTTGTCCGGTACACAAACAATCGATGGTGTAGCAGTTACTGCAGGAAATAGAGTTTTAGTTAAAAATCAAACCACTGCATCACAGAATGGTATTTATGTTGTTGCTTCTGGTACATGGGCAAGAAGTGATGATGCTGATAATTCACCTGTTGGTGAAGTTATTGCAGGTATGTTTTGTTTTGTTTCAGAAGGAACATTACAAGCAGACACTGGATGGGTCCTTGTAACAAATGATTCAATAACTCTCGGAACAACAGCTTTATCATTTACTCAGTTCACATCTGCAACTTCTATTCCAGTAGTAACAGCAGCACAAATTCCATTCGGATCAGCTGCAAATCTTTTAACAAGTTCATCTTCTTTAAAATGGGATGATACTATCAAAGCATTGAGTCTTGGTGTAGCTAGTACTACTGCCGGTAGTATTGTTGGTGCAGCAAGTGTTGCCCTATCAATAACAGCTGGTTTTGAAGGTGCTCTTAATTTAACTGGTGGTGATACTAGTAACGCTATTTCTGGTCCGGTTAATATTACCGGTGGTTATTCTGGTGGTGGTTCTAGTGGAGCTAATGTTAACATTTCTGGTGGTGGAGCAAATACTGGTTATGGTGCTGGGTCTGGTGGTAATGTAGTAATTTCAGGTGGACAAGGTGGATCAGGTGTTGGATCAATTGGTGGTTCAATAATCTTAAACTCTAAGAATGGTTACTCGGGCGCAGGATCAATAGTGTTTCAATCTAATTCAACTGAACGATTTAGATTTCTTGCATCTGGTGCTTTATCTGTTGGTTCATCTGGATCAGCTGTTGGTACAACTGGTCAAGTACTTACTTCAAATGGTGATGCTTCTCCTACCTGGTCAACATTAGCTACAGGTTTCGCGGGTGGATCTATAACTCCATCTGGATCAAATACTGGATTCGCAACAACGATATTCGGCGGCCAGGCTGGTGGTGCTGGTAATAATGGTGGTGCATTATTGCTTACCGGTGGTATTGGTGGGTCAACAGGTAATGCAGGTATTGGTGGTGCTGTTACTTTAAGAGGGGGTTTAGGTGAATATATGGCTACACCTGGTGGATATATTACTATTCCAGGTGGCAATAATCTACCAGCAAGCTCAACTATAGATATAGTATCAAGCGGAGCGATAAATTTAACTAGCGGTGGTAAATCTGGTTATCCATCTGGTGATATTAATTTAACAGGGGGCAGTCACGCGACAGCAACAAATGGGGGTGCAGGTGGTAACATCGTACTGACAGGTGGTAATACTGCAAGTAATGGAACCGCTGGAAGTATAACTTTATCAACCGGTATTAGTACAGGTGGTGGAACCAATGGCACAATAATATTGAAGACAAACAACACAGAACGTTTGCGTATTCTTTCTTCTGGTGCTATATCGATTGGTTCAACTGGAACAGCTTATGGTACTACGGGTCAAGTACTTACCTCAAATGGAAATGCTGCTCCTACGTGGCAATCAAGCCCAGGTGGTGCAAGTTTATCTGCTGCAAATGTATGGACTGCTGCACAAGCTGGTGCAATCGCAACATTGACTGCAGGTGCATCTGTTACTCCTAATTTTGCTTTGTCGAATAACTTCAAATTAGCTCCAGTGCAGAATTTCACATTAGCTTTCCCAACTAACCCAACTCCTGGTCAATCTGGATTAATAATCATTACTCAAGATTCAACTGGCGGTAGAGTGGTTACATGGGCAACTGGATGGGTTGCTGCTGGTGGTGTTAAACCAGCATTATCTACTGCTGCAAATTCTGTTGACTATATTTCATACTTTGTTGAAACGTCAAGTAGAGTTTTTGTGTCAGTTGTTTCTAATGTTTCTTAATCCGGAGGTTATATGATTTCACCAGGCGGATTAATATCAACACTTTTAACGGGAGTGGCATCAGCTGTTCAATCATTGATTGCTGCTAACACCCGTTTTAAGTTGGGTACTGGAGCTAGTGGTACCTCAAATAATTTTTTTATAGACTCAAGTTCAAACAATTTTGACATAACGAGAAATGGTAATGTCTGTATAGGAAGTAATAGTCCATTTAGCCCAAATGGATGGGCTGGTTATTTTCCTATAACATCTTCTCTTCAAGTACCTGCGGCAGCTAGTATTTCTGGCACTGCTGATTTTACTTTAGAATTTTGGATCAATCCTACCCCATTTACTGCAGCTTATCAGGTTATTTTTGCTAATGATACATCGGGTGGTTTTTCATCATCAATTAATACCAATGGAACGATAACATTTGGCAGATCATTAATAGGTACTGATTCAACTACATCAACTTCAGTAGCATTTAATAAATGGAACCATGTAGCATTCGTTAAGATTGGTTCAACCATAACAATTTATATAAATGGTACTGCTGGCGCAGTAGCTTCAAATAGCTATTCATGGGCGGCTGGTATTATACGAATTGGTACTGATGGTGGTGGATCTGCTCTTCCATTTAATGGGTATCTTTCAAACTTCAGAATAGTAAAAGGTACGGGAGTTTACACTGGTGCGTTTGCTCCACAAACATATCCGTTAGTTGCTATTGCTGGAACATCAGTGTTGACACTTCAAAGCAATAGATTTAAAGACGTCAGTACAAATGCATATGCAATAACAGTGAATGGTGCAGTATCGATTCAAAATGTGTCACCATTCCCATCAACACCATATGCATTAGCTACGCATAGTACAAGTTTATACTTTGATGGGAATGGAGATTATTGTAGCACTAATATGTCAATAAATTGGAGTACCTATGGGGTTTACACTTTAGAATTTTATGTTTATTTAAATTCACTTGCGGGGGTAAATCAAACATTTTTCAGTAATGGTGGAACTGGATATACCAATTTCTATATTTATGGAACTGGTAGTGCATCACCTGGTGCTATAGCTTTAGGTATAAATGGGGTGAATGAAATTAAAAGTGCAAATGGAGTTATAACAGCTAACCAATGGCATCATGTCGCATTCCAGTATGATGGTACGAATACTAAAATTTATGTAAATGGTATTCTCGTTGCTTCAGCGGTAACAGCAGTGTATGCAAACAACTCATCTACAGTCACACTGGGAAATGGTTTAGGCGGGTCGTTTTATTTAAATGGTTATATGTCCGGTATAAGATTGACAAAATCCATTATCTACCCAACTGCATTTACTCCGCCAATAGCTCCTCCTATCAATATAGCAAATACTTGGTTGTTGATTTTAACTCAGGCTGGTATTTATGATGAAATGGGACACATCAATTTTGAAACATCAGGTTCAGCAGCAGTAAGTTCTAACCAATCATATTCTGGAGGAACATCGGTTTCTTTTAATGGTACGACTGGTTATATAAGAGGTATTCCTTCTCAGTCTTTAATTATAGGTACTGCTAATTTTAATATTGATCTATATTGTTATTTTAATTCTGTTTCTGGTACTTCTAGTATCTTTGATACTAGAAGTGATAATGTAGATACAGCAAATGCTTTGATTTGTTACCAAGATACTGGAAAAATAGTTGTGTATTTTAATACTGGAGTAAGAATACAATCAACTGCAATATCTGCTGGTGCTTGGCACCATATAGTTATATCAAGGGTTAGTGGAACTTTAACATTGACAGTAGATGGAGCATCAGCAGGGTCAATAGCTGATTCAACATCTTTTGTTATGCCCCAATTGATGATTGGGGCTGGTGCTTTTAGATCTACGGCCCCAACAACATATCACAATGGTTACATTGATGATATGACACTTACTATAGGGTAACTACCAGTTTTAATACTAGGTTAATAATGATAAAATACATTAATGAAAATTATTGTACCAAATCTTAAACCTAGAGCAAAATGGCTGAATGACATTTTAAGGGCAAAGAGGAATTTGAAACACAATTCCTCTAAAGTCATGTCTAGGGGTGACTACAAAAAAGATTTAAATGAACGGTTAAAGGAATAAAATATACTCTCAGATACATTAAAAGTGTGTGACATGATAAATATTTAATAAGATATCTGGAGAATAAGATGAAAGTTTTTGAACTATTGCGAACTGATGTACCTAATATTACTGAACAACAAGTAATTGAACGCCTTAAAGGGTTCGATTGGAAGTATGAATTTTCTGAAAATATTTCACACATCACTTGGGGTATGAGGGAATTAGAACTGATTGAGAATCTTGTATATCAGGTCTGGAAAAAGAACCCAGAATCCGCAATTAACATTTGGAATGAGCATAGCCCAGAAGGTACAGGGAATAAATCTATCGTGCCATCATTTATTTTGAGACTTCAATCACAGGATGTGTGAAGTCTTTTAAGGATTTAATCCTTATCAACCCATAAAGAATATGAAATCATCTATAACAGAAAATGATATTTATCTATCATTGGAAACAGTTTCTGGAAATTTAGTTAACCCCACTGATCCTAATATTGAAAGTATTGATATTAAAGATATTGCATGGGCGCTAAGTAGAACTCCACGTTTTGCTGGACACACTATAACAGCAATACCATTCAATGTTGCGCAGCATTCCGTTTATGTTGCAGATTTACTAGAAGAGGTATTGAAAGGTGATAGTGAGGGACGAATTGATTTATCAGAAATTGGTAATATTGATTACGATTTTTACTATAAAGTGTTTGCAGATTTACCAGAAATCTTAAGTGCACACCCAAAAGAATTCCTTTTGAAAGCTTTACTGCATGATGCACATGAAGCTTATATTGGGGATATCCCATCTCCAATTAAACGTATTCCAGAATTGAATCCAATATTCAAGATGATGGAAATGAAACTTGATAATGCAATCAGGATCAAATATAAAATCCCAGAACTATCAAATGAAGAAAAGGATATTATCAAGTTGATTGATAAACTCTCACAGGCAATTGAGGGCTATCAATTCATGCCATCAAGAGGAAGGAATTGGAATTTACCTCAACCATCACTTTTACTGTTACAGCGTTTTCCAAAACCACTTTCACCACGTGAAAGTTATGAACAGTTTCTAAACAGGTTCAATGACCTTATCAAAGGTTAATAAATAAAATTGTATCGCAATGATACGAAACTAAACAGAGTTTAATTGTGGGTCTCTACTCTGTAGGCCGTTATTAATAGGAGAAAGAAATGATGTACAACCATCTTATGGTTTGCTGCCTAAAAGCAAGTGGTAAAGTTCTTCGCGAATTCAAAGATACCGTATATGTTCCATTTGGACAGGAATACAGCATTCTTCTGAAAAATCTAAATACAAAACGTGCAGTTGTTGACATCTCTATTGATGGAGTAGATGTAACTGGGGGTGGTTTAGTGATTGGTGGACAACAAGAAATCGAACTTGAACGCTTTGTCAAAGACTTATCAAAAGGAAACAAGTTCAAATTTATCGAACGTACTTCAAAAATTGAAAATCATCGTGGAGTAAAAATTGATGATGGTCTAATTCGAATCTCATTTAGGTATGAGCAAGATGTTCCAATTAAACAGTACATTAATAATTATGTCAGACAAAATCAATGGGGTCCATCATTCGGTTTCGATGGTGATTCTAATGCCTTCATTACTAAGGGTCTTGGGGATTTTGAATACGGTCGAGGTATTCAATGTAGTACTGCACTAAGAAGTAGGTCCTTATCAAAGGGGGAGTCAAACAGTTCATTTGCTTCAGCTTCAGCTTCATCGTTTTCTGATAGTATGCCAATCAATGATGTTGGTATTACCGTTCCTGGATCAGAATCAAACCAAAAATTTGTTCATGTTGATAATTTCGATTTGGAAAAAGAAGAACATGTCTTGGTCATCAAGTTACTAGGACAAGTCAATGAACAACCTGTTACACAACCAATTAGTGTAACAAAAAGAGCAGAATGTGTTACCTGTGGTAAACTTAACAAGGCAACTGCAAAATTCTGTAGTGAGTGTGGTACAAGTCTATCAATCTTTTAAATTAAAAGAATGTGTATAAAGGGCTCTTTAAGAGCCCTTTATTTTTATCTGACATCAATCTGTGATATAATACATTATGAAAAATTTCATTCAAACATATTTTGCTAGGATAAAAACACAGAATAACAATCAACGAATCATTGCTCATGTCCAACGATTGATAGCTGATAATTGGTCAACAGCAACAACTAAAAATTACTCCAACTTCACAACAGAACGAAATCTAGAAAAAACATTTTCTGTTGGTACTCTAGACTTTAGAGTGTTTAGGGGATTTAGAGGTGACCTAATTGAAGTCTCTCTTAAAGATGAAATGGTTGTTGAATATGTTGATCAATCCCACCAGTATGATGGTCTAATGGGATTGAATGATATTGTGATTCACATCACTAAAGAAGAATTCGAAAATGCAATTCAAACTATTATCTCGTGATCAGTTCAGGGAAGGTGTCTTCAAACGAGACAACTGTACCTGTGTCTTTTGCCCAAGACCAGCTAAAGATGCACACCACATCTTAGAGCGGCGACTATGGCCGGATGGTGGATATTATTTAGAAAATGGAGCATCTGTCTGTGAAGAACATCACCTTGAATGTGAACAAACTGTCATCTCAGTTGAAGATGTTAGAAGCGCTGCAGGTATCACAAGGAAAATTGTACCCCCACACTTCTATGATGACCACATCTATGACAAGTGGGGAAATCCTGTACTCGAAGGAAATAAACGAGGAAGAGGTGAACTCTTTAATGATGAGTCTGTTCAAAAAATCCTCAGAGCCGGAGGAGTCCTTGACCTATTCACACCTTACGTCAAGTACCCCCGCACCAACCACCTCCCTTGGTCTCCCGGAGTTAATGACGATGATCGAGTCATGGGAAGCCTTGCTCAGTTCGAAGGAAAAAGAGTTATTGTTACTAAAAAGATGGATGGAGAAAACACTTCTCTCTATACCGATCATTCCCATGCCAGAAGTATTGACAGCAGAGGAGGAGAAGATCGTGCATGGGTTAAACAGTTCTGGTCCACCATTTCGTATGAGATTCCAGATTGGTGGCGGATCTGTGGAGAAAACCTCTGGGCTGAACACTCAATCCATTACAATAACCTGAAATCATATTTCTACGGGTTCAGTATTTGGAATGACATGAATGAATGTTTGGATTGGGATTCTACTATTGAGTGGTTCGAACTATTCAATATTGTTTCAGTACCAGTTCTTTATGATGGTATCTGGGATGAAAAGAAGATTAGAGAAATCGAAAAGACTTTGGATTTTGAGAAAGATGAAGGCTATGTTGTGAGACTTGCTGAAAGTTTTACTTATGGCCAATTCAGAAATTCAATCGCAAAGTATGTTCGGGCTGGCCACGTGCAAACAACCCGGCATTGGAGACAAGGTCGAGCTTTTATTCCAAATGAAATAATTAAAGGTGATGTATGAAAGAAGGTGATATTTTTAAACCAAAATTTACATTCTGGAATGCTTATACTGGAGCTTGGACACCATTATATTTGCGGTATCAATATGTTTTGTTAGAACATTTTTGGTCATATGATTTAGTGTGGCAACTTAAAAGTGTCTCAAAAGATGATACAATTCCAATATTTGATTTTTTTGGAGCAATAATTTGTGTATTTTTAAACATTATATGTTTATTTTTTCGATTTGTATTTGAAATACACACTCTATTTGTTCCTAGAAATATTTCAAAAGAATGGAGAAAAGAAGCAGACTTTAGATATGTTGTAGAGCATGATGTTAAACAACATAGCCCCGCTGAATATTAATTTTTAACTGGAGAAAATATGAAACTTGAAACAGTACAACCTATCAACTTTGAACAACTTATCGGTCGGATGACAGCTAAGGAACGAGCTGATATTCTGAGTGCAGAAACAGAAGATCGGATCGAATACATCCGTCAGACAGCATTCATTGTTGATGGTGGACCTCCATCTAAAGAAATGATGCAGGATATCGTTAGCGCAGTGCATGACAGGTTTGAAGCACATACGTTAACCATGTAATTTGATTGCCCCACTATAAATACATTTTTATAGTGGGGTGACTTACATGACAACCAAATTGAATCTATTACGTTCCGTTGAAAACAATCCGATTTATGAAGGTCCATTTGACGGACTTAAACAAACATTCAAACATTTAATTGGTAAAACAAACAGTCCTGAACCTGCTCAAGCTGCAGCTGAACCTGAGACTATAACAACAGCAAACCAATCAATGTCTCATCTTGAGAGTATGATTACTCAGTTAGTCGAGACAACAGATATTCGATATGTAATTTTCACCAGAGTTGGTTTCTTAACAACTAACTATCTTAAAGCTGGTGGTGGTAAAGGTGTCATCGACCACATAACAGATGACAATGAATTATTAAAGGTTGCTAAGGGTGAAGCAACAGAGAAATTTGTTCTATCTAAAATAGGTAGTACATTTAAGTTCTCAAGTTTAGTTGTACCAACCGTATCCCCTACTGGTGGAGCTGATACAGCCATCATCCTAAATATCCCTAGAGACTTAAGTGATACATTAGAAAAAGCAATTGCTGCATCCGATGCAAAAGCTGCACGTGAAACACTTATCAAGATGATGAGTTTTAAATTCTATGTGATGTCTCTTAAGCTACAAGAAGCTTTAAAAATCCGAAGAACAATGGATGTCGATGACTTAGATAAACGTCTATCAGCTTTCAGCCCTTTCTTTATTAGGAATTTCCCAAACAAAATTGAGTGGGATGGTGCTAAAGAGGAGTGGGCAGATGCGCATGATACAGAAGGTCAAGCAGATAGAGAATTAGAAAAAGATAAAAGAACAGCAGATCGTAAACAAGAACGTGATGAGGTTGATAAAGTCCTTAAAGGTGGTAGTGCCGCAGCAACTCAAGCTGCTAGTAGTGTAGATCAAGCTGTCAAAATTATCTTCGCTGATTCGGCTAAAGAAACAGATGGGGTCAAACGAGCAGACATTATCATGTCTCAACTCACAAGCAACCTTAAACCTAAGTTCAAGAAAGATGAAGTACTTAGAGTGCTTACAGATATCGACAATTCATTTAAGTCATCTTTAGCACAAGCTGTAATCGCACGGCTCAATCAAACAACTGATTGGTCATAATGTCTTTATTAGAAAATAACTTAACCTTCGCTGTAGTGGTTGACGAGGTCTCGTGGCGTTCAGATCTGACGGTGAGATTTTGTGAATATTTCTCAAGTAAGATAAATGAAGACTTTATTGATAAGATAATTTTTCCATCTTCTATCGATGACGCACTGTTAGAATGTAAAACAGACTACTTGATCATCCAATCAAGTGGGCATATAATCTATGATCTGTCATTCCTAACAAAAATTGAGGCAACATTAAGCAATCAATCTGATTTAGTTCTTGGGTACATTGAGCTGTCAGATGACTATGCAGTTCTCAATCCTAAATGTTTAGTTGTAAACATGCTTCTTTGGAATGAAATGGGGAAGCCACTTTACGTCGGTGATATAAGAGAAGGAAACACTTTCACGTATGAAGGCGACAATAGAAAACCTTCCTCTATAACATCTCTTCCAAAAAGAACATTCATTGAACATACTGCTGCAACACATGGGGCCGGCTTTATGGTTAAGCAATTAGAAAAATTTAATGTTGCTACTTCATTGTCCATTTTTCCTTCACATGATGAAGCATTTTATTTAGATGATGCTACGCCATATTCAGAAATTTACACTGATACATTCTTTGAACAGTGTCTACTAAAGAATACATTCAATAAAGTATTCACGAATGCTGGTGTTATAGAATCTGAATTAGATTTCACAATTGACATATTAGTTGTCCCATCTACTGGACTAAGAGCGTATTCCTTAGTACAACACTTCAAGCCTAAAAAGGTAATCATATACGACATCAACCAACATTCATTAGAGCTTCAACAGTTAATCTTTAATGTCAAAGAACCTCGTACGTATGGTGAAGTGTTGAGTGAATTTTCAGATAAGTTTCCATCTGTGATTTTAGAAAATGTGTCATCATTAGATAGACACCAAGTGATAAATGTAACTTCTACACCCGTTGAAACTAGATTGATAAATGTGTTTAGTTTTGAAATGGTTGAACTTATTAAGTCTTTGAATCATGATGAATCAATCTTAATAGACTTCGACGACATCTTCGTTTACCCATACAACTATTTCAGAAAACCTCTTTACATGGTGAATGCACTGTGGGTTGAGATGTATTCTCTGATATGTGGTAGACAAGGGCCATCATATGTTTTCGGGTTGACACCTGGTTGGACATCAATGAATGATGTTGAAACTAATACTTCAATGAGTCAATATCATGTCAACGATTTGATTGATTATTCTGTACCAGAACAAGACAGAGAACCTATCAAACCAGAAGATGTCATGTTTATTCCTAGGAATGATGTAGCAAAGATACCTGAAGACACCAGTGGTTTTTCACTTATATCTTCTTTAAAGAATTTAGTTTCTAAACCTAGAGTCGTATTCAAGGAAGTGATTGTAGAAAAGGTTAAAGAAGCACCAGCGCCAGTTAAAACGGAACCAAGTGAGAATGCTTCAATTGAAGAACTTGCTGAATATTTCGGGTATAGAAAATCACCCACTGTTGAAGGTATTATTAATTACTCAAAGGTTGTTGACCTTGTCGATTTTGTTGCACTTTACATTTATTCTGTGAATGGTAATGTGTGGAGTTTTAGAGTGAGCAGAGAAGGATTCCCTAAGCAAGTAGAATTTAGCAATGGTATCAATCTAGATGGACTTCGAAAACATCTACGAATGGAAACAAAGATAAATTCTAAGACTGCTTCTAGATACTATAAATAAATCAAATCTTTTTTGGAGAAACATAGACATTAATGCAAGAACTTTTACGAGCTGCTCAAATTAAAGAAGATCTTGAGGAGTACGAGAAGAAGAAGAAACTAGATGACTTTGACACTATTCTTGCCGTGTTAGATGGAAAAGTTAGAACAGAAGGGCGCCATTATGAAGGTAAGCAAGAAGTTCAAGATGATTTGCTTATAGATGAAGGTGATTATCGCTTGTTTTATATAACGATCTACAACCCAAATACAGAATATTCTGATGTTGAAGCATATGTTCTTTTTAACAAGAAGACGAATAAAGTCTCTTACTATGATCACGTAAGCAACAACATTTACGTTGATGATAAGTTCATTGGTACATCTAGTGACACAGATTTACTTGATGATGTAGTTGACGAGTACAAAATGGAATCTAAGGTCAGCTATTCACACTGGTGTTACCACAGCATACTACAATGTTCTAAAAGAAATGTAATTTGCAAAAAGTGTTTACACCTTGACAAGAGTGATGTATAATTACTCTATCGAATAATTAAATGGTAGAGAAAATTAAATTTTAAAACTGTTTACTTTTGATAGAGTTGATGTTATAATTACTCTATCAAATAATTACTTAGAAAGATTTTTAAACAGGTTATCAAAAAGATTACTTTTTTGAGAAATTCTATATATAATTATATCAACGAATTAAATAGAGGAAAATTGAAATGAAGACAGTAACGATTAATACAATGACTAATTTATGGCAACAATGCCATGATATAGTCACACGTATTGAACGTGATGAACCTAATTTTAAACCTAAAAAGGCCCTTAGTACAGAATAACTTAATGTGATTCTGAAAATACTAAGGGAACTCAAAAGGTTCCCTTTTTTATTACCTCGAAGTTGTGAAACTTTGGAACCCTCGGTTTAGGAATACCGAGTAAACAAAAACCGGACCGCTATGATACTACCGAGTAGTCTTTAGGTAGAGTAAGTGCGACAAAGGCAATAAATTTGGTGAATAACTCTTCATGTGAGGAGTTATTCTAAAATGAACATCGATAATATCTTGCAAGGCTCTGGCCAGAATCCTGTGTAATTCGAAGTTTATTTTAGAATAAATCGAACCTCTATAAATAATAGAAATACTTTATAAAGGTTCGAAATGAAAACAAAAATATCATTAGATTTAGTTCTAAAAGAAAATAGTACTTATGCAAGACATGCTTTAAAATTTCGTCTCATTGATGAAAAGATAATAAAGTATGAATGTGCTGAATGTAAAAATGATGGAGTTTGGGAGGGTAAATATTTATCTCTTCACTTAGATCACATCAATGGGGTATTTAATGATAACAGAATAGAAAATTTACGATTTCTTTGCCCTAATTGCCATGCACAAACTGATTCATATGCCGGTAAGAATATAATCGGTAAAAAGAATGTAGGAACAGCTAAGAATGATTATCGATATGTGAAAAGAGAAAAAGATAGAGAACGATGGTTACAAATTAAAAATGATCCATCTATTAATTTTGATAAACGGGGATGGGTACAAAAAGTATCTGAAATGCTTCAGATAACCCCACAAAAAGTTGGAAAATGGATTATGAGAGTCGATACAGATTTTTATAATCAGAAATATAAAGGGGAGTAGCTCTAATTGGCAGAGCAGCGGATTCCAAATCCGATGGTTGGGAGTTCGAGTCTCTCTTCCCCTGCCAAAATTTATATCACGTAAGACTAGAAGCTGGTCAATTGGCTTTCAACCAATAGGAACGGGGGCAGTACCCGTACGTGATGCACATCGACATTTTGGCAGATTCCTATAAATAAAATAGGAGGAAACCATATGTCAAAACAAAAGAAGTACCATTACATCTATAAAACAACTTGCACTGTAACAGGAAAGTTCTATGTAGGTATGCATTCAACAGATAACCTAGAAGATGGTTACATTGGATCAGGGAAAATTTTGGGTTACTCAAGAGCTAAATATGGCGATGAGAACCACGTAAGAGAAATTGTTGAGTATTGTGAGGATAGAAAATCTCTAGCTGAGAGAGAACGAGAAATTGTAAATGAAGATTTACTAAAAGATCCACTTAATATCAATTTGAAATACGGTGGTGAAGGTGGTCAAACCTCTGAGAGTTCACTTTTAGGTTGGGTAAATTTAGAACGTAGAACACTTGCATCTAACAGATTAAAAAATGAATGGACTGATGATTCATTCAGAACTAAAATGTCATTACTTTCAAGTGAAAGAATGAAAATATTGCATCTCAATGGAAAAATCAAACATGATACTTTCAGTGGTAAAAAACATTCAGAAGAAACAAAAATAAAAATAGCAAAAAGTGTTTCTATTGCACAAATGGGAGAAAAAAATTCTCAATATAAAGTTAAAAGGTTTGGTGTAAGTTTAGATGGTGTATATAAAAATGTTTTAGCTAATGACCTTCAAAAATATCTTGATTTAGGTTGGATAAAAGGTAGAAAAATATCAAGACAAAAATGATTGGATATCAGTAACAAGACGATATCTAACGCTAGCTGTCACTCGTGGCTAGCACTAATATTCCGTGAAATTCAAGCAAGGTGCAAGGACTTGACTGTTAATCAATGACTAGGTGGGTTCGATTCCCTCACACGGAGCCAAAACAGTGTTTATGATAAATACTCCTATTAATTAGGAGAATTTCAATGCATAAACCGATTAAATTAATGACTGATACTGAAATTGGTCAATACACATTACCAGATGATCTTCAGGTATGTCACAGATTGAACTGTAATGCAGATTCAGTAAGAGAATTAACACGTAAGGCTGTTGCATCTTTAGCTGCTGCATTAGATAAATCTGATGAAGAATTTGATCACCATGTTCCAAAAGCATTAATGCATTTAGCTTTACTTGATCACTTAACTGATCGTAGAACTATTGGTTCAATTTGTGATTATTTGAATTTTTGATAACTGAACCACACAGAGCAATTAGAGCTTGACTGTCGTAGTTATGGCCCTGTAGCTCAGTGGTAGAGCAATCGACCGATAATCGATAGATGCTGGTTCAATTCCAGCCGGGGCTACCAAATGGGATGTTAATTCAACGGTAGAATACAGTGCTGATAACGCTGCTACAATGGTTCAACTCCATTACATCCTACCAAAATCAAGTGGAAAGCAAGAGCCACAAAGTAAATGTTAGATGGTCTCCCGCCGATGATCATCTTTGCTGTGATTAACAGCGTCAGTAGTGATATTGAGAAACAACGGGGTAAGAATCCCAATTTAGTCGGTTGGTCAAATTCATGCGGCATTCATATAATGGTTATTATCCCGGCCTGTCTAGTCGGAGACGGGGGTTCGATTCCCCCATGTCGCGCCAAAAATATGGGATTCAAGCATTAAAGTGATGCAGGAGGCCTTTAACCTTCAGAACACGGGTCAGTACCGTGGAGTCCTACCAAGTTAAGCAGTGTTATGGTGAGGATTGGATCTTCCACTGCTTGTTAGTTATGGGTTTCAAACTTTGATGGTGAAGCACTGCCTCTTAAGCAGCTAGAACCGAGTTCGAGTCTCGGGAGACCCACCAAAATTAAATGTGAACATTTAAAAATTATGCTTCTCGAGCCAGTTGGATAGGCGGTGGATTGCAAACCCACTTAATAGAGTTCGATTCTCTAGAGGAGTTCCAGATAAATAGGAGATATAAAATGTCAAAGGTAGAAAAGAAGAAAGCTAAAATCCAAGAACGTATTACACAATCGGAAACTGATCTTCGACTATCTCTACAAAAGAAATCTTCTGCTACTGAGATCAACGTTCCAGCTAAAACAAGAGAAATAGCTGAACTTAAAGCTCAATTAGTAGCAATGTAAATAATGCCCCTGTACGCTAATTGGTAGTGCGGGAATCCTCAAAAGGTTCTGGTTGTAGGTTCGAATCCAACCAGGGGTACCAATTTAAATCTCGGTGTAGGCAAGTGGTATGTCGCTACGTTTGGGACGTAGTCGTCGGGTGTTCGATTCACCCCACCGAGACCAAATTTTCAGTGTATGGGATAATGGTAGTCCTCGAGTTTTGGAAGCTTGATGCGGAGGTTCGATTCCTCCTACACTGACCACCAATTTATGCGGCGTGTAATGTAGTGATAACATATCTCACGGTGAATGAGATTTCGATGGTTTGATTCCATCCCGTCCGCCCAGATTTCAGTACGTGGTGACAAGTGGACGTCGACTAGTTTTGGAAACTAGAATATGCGGGTTCGAGGCCCGCCGTACTGACCAAAATTTATGGAGTTCGTAGTGTAAAGGTTTAGCACCCTAGTCTGTGAAACTGGTAGAGCGGGATCGATACCCGTCGAACTCCCCACAATATTGACCGTAAGCAAACAAGGTGTAGGCGTTCCGCTGTTAACGGAAAATAAGCCGGGTTCGATTCCTGGACGGTCAGCCAATTTTATTCCGTGGTGCGCAGAGAGGTAATGCAGCTGGCTGTTAACCAGTCACCGAAAGGTAATCGTAGGTTCGATCCCTACCCGCGGAGCCAACAATTATAAATACATCTTTGGAGTATAAAGATGAAACTTAAAGATTTATTTTCAGGTGTTGTTACAGGAAAACCTTTAAAACTTAGAGGTATGTACAACCCTAAAGATGCCGAAACTACTCTTTCTACAAATGTTTCCAAACAAACGGTGACTGTTAAAAATAACAGTACTGGAGAAATAATTGGAAAGAGAACAGTTTATCAGAAATAAATTTGCTCTTTTAGTATAGTGGTTACTACAACTGTTTCGTAATCAGTGATCAGGCGTTCGATTCGTCTAAGGAGCACCAATAAATTAAGAGTCGTGCTCGGGGCTGAGCTCATTGACACCACAGCAAATGCCAACTGGATCAATGCTCTTATCCAAATACATGCTGCTATCGACTATCGGTAAGGTCGCTACCCTTTCAAGGTGGAGAGCGGGGTTCAACTCCCCGTAGCAGTACCAAATTATTGACAACCGGTTTTACATAGGGTTATCCTTTTAAGATTTTCCCCCTTAGTATATTTTTTGTTGTCATATGCCCTTTTAGTACAATGGTAGTATAACGGTTTTGTAATCCGTGGATTGCAGTTCGATTCTGCAATTGGGCACCAATTAAGCAACCTTAGTAAATGTGGTCATTACGCTGGCTTGAAACACCAGATGAACTGGTTCGATCCCAGTAGGTTGCACCAATATTATTTTGCCTCTGTCGTATAGCTGGGGCGTACGTGAGCCTGAAGAGCTTGAGGAGACGGTTCGATTCCGTACGGAGGCACCAAAAACATTTTGCAACCTTAGCTCAGTCTAGTAGAGCACCGGCCTGAAAAGTCGGGTGTCGTTGGGGCAGATCCAACAGGTTGCACCAGAATTATACCCGTCGTAGCTTAAAAGAAAGAGCGTTACCGTGAAAAGGTAAAGGTGTAGGTTCAAATCCTATAGGTGGGGCCAAACAATAGGGGATAAATCGATTGGAGCAGATAACTGGCTTTGACCCAGTGTGAGAAGGTTCGATTCCTTCATCCCCTGCCATTTTATTCCTCTATGATATGAACATCGGTCCTGTCTTTGAAACAGGTACATGTAGGTTTGATTCCTACTAGGGGTGCCAAAATTATCTCGCGTCTGATGGAACGCTGTGGGTCTTCTAAGCCCTAAAGGAGAGGTTCGATTCCTCTACGCGGGTCCAAATATTATGGGTAGCTCATCGTCTAATTGGCAAGAACCTGGACTCCAAATTCAGTTAATGTAGGTTCGAATCCTACGCTGCCCGCCAAATACTTGCCTTCGTACGCTAATTGGTAGTGCGGATAGTTTTAGAAACTGTTGGTTGGGGGTTCGAATCCGCCCGAAGGTACCAAATAATAAGCCCGTCTACGCTAATTGGTAGTGCGGTTAGATTTAAAATCTGATGGTTCTCGGTTCGAATCCGAGGACGGGCACCAAAGAATTAGAAGCAGCTGGTAGAACAGCAATCGGTATGGAGGTCACGTATCGATGTCAAGGATCAAGTCAGTTGGGTGACGTATACTGAACGCTCCAAACCCTCTTACGGGGAAGACAAGTTGGTGAACGTGATGTCGAAGTCACAAATCCAATCTTCTTAAACAAATTTATCGTCTTCGTATAGTGGAAAATATATAAGCCTGCGAAGCTTATGACGTGGGTTCGATTCCCGCAGACGGTACATATCGACATTTTGGCAGATTCCTATAAATAAATTTTATAGGAGGAAACTAATATGTCAAAACAAAAGAAGTACCATTTCATCTACAAAACAACTTGTAAAGTTACGGGTAAATTTTATGTAGGTATG